GTCAGCCATTGTCTTCTCCTATCCTACGTCGATACTCCGATGAATGATTTCACATCTGCGATTGCTACCCCGTTGACTGTCTTGATGTCAGCGATTGGTACGCCCATGACTGTCTTGATGCTGGTTGTTGATTCCGTATAATCCACCTCGACGTAGACTTGAGTGCACTGTGAGTAATCATCGGAATCACCATTGAGACTTACGCCTATTTGCAGGGCGTCTATATCAGCCCATTCCCACGCCTTGCTATCATCAGGATTTAATGCCCATTCCTCCGAGTAATTATTCCAATCGGTATCACCGGTTGATTTCTCAGCGCCGTCAGCAACAGTAGATCCTGCCTTGATAGATATTTTGCCCGTTCTGGCTGAGTCAAACGCCAAACGCGCGTAAACTGTGATTTTGTTTATCGTCCCGCTTCCCGATGATGCAGGTAGGTTGTATAAGTCTCTTTGATAAGTGCTAGAATCATCATTGGCTATCCAGGTAGTCCAATCATCAGCAACTGCCTCGTCTACTTTGTCCCAGTGTGAGCCAGCGCCGTTCTGATAATTTATAGATGTCTCATCACCCGCCGCATTCGGCCTAAGCGTCTCGGTCGCCATTTAGATTCCACCTCCTCCACAATCGATCCTACGCTGGCAAGAACTCCTGCGATCGCCCTTCAACGTATGCCATCAGCGCCAACATCGCATCGATGTGTACTTGCGGCAACTCTGGTACTAGATCGCCTTGCTTCAACTCGAACATACCGCCGTCTGCGTCCTTCACCTGCACCTCGTATTTTGCTGTCGACGTCTCTTCGTCGATGTAGTCCGTTAGAACTACGCTGATGTCGCCGATGCTTGCTGGTGCTTTTGCAACTACTGGATCAAATGCCATGTTCCCTCCTATGCGTCGTAAACTTGAATGTACTTGTATCCAACACCGTCTACGTCAATCCTTAACCTAGCGTAAGCTGAGCCGACAGCATTAGTAGCGTCCATCGGATTGCCATCTCCGACTGTAGTTTTGAACGATATGAACTCCTCGCTAAGATCCGCCTGATCCAAAGTCAGCACGGGTATCGCGCCTGAGGTGCTTGACTGGTCTACGTGGCACTTTGCGCCGGGGGCGGTTGTTCCGATGCCGACGTTGCCATTATTCAAAATCACCATTCTTGCTGTTGGAGTCCCACTGGTCTTTGTCGTGAAAAATATCTTTCCATCGTTATTAACCTGGGCAGTAAAAGATACCGCTGATTGGTAATCCGCAACGGCAAAGGTCGATCCAAACGCCTCGAACGTTCCTATGCTCACAGAGTTTGAGTACAACGCTAAATATGCTTCTCTCCCCGCGTCGGTGGTGCCAATCCCAATGCCTGTATCAATGGACGATGATACGTGAATAATATGTAACGGTGTTACCCCAATCCCCAACCGCTTATTCGTATTGTCCCAAATGAAAGCACCGTCAACCGACAAAAGCCCGTCTGTGCCTGTGAACACACCCCGCCCGGCAGTCAGCGCATCGGCGGTGAGGTTTTGGGCTGTGATCTTGTTGTCAAGTACGTCCCAGTCAGCAGCGAGCCCAACCGAATGAACAATCGCGCTAGTCTCGGCAGCGGTTAAGGCTGTTACATCGCCGCCTGTCTTCCGCCCCACCAGCGTTTGTTCAGCAACAGTAACAACCACTGGTGTATCATTCAACACAGCAGCAAGAATTGATTGTGCGCCATAAGTTGCTTTTGTAACGAACACAGTATCTCCGAGTTCAGCGTATGCGTGGCCGCCCTTGAAAGAAACGCTGTCAGCCGTTGGTGCCGAAGCTACGATCCTCACTACGAAGTCCGTGGTCCCTGTAGGCGCAGTAGCTGTCAGTTTCCCAGCCGTAGAAGCACTCAGGTAGATGTCACTGCCCTTAGTGAATGTATCAAATTCGTCATCAGCCCGAATCATTCCATTCATCAACAACGTACCAGTCGCGTCAGTTGCCGCGGCAATGACACACATGCCGACCTCTCCATGAGAAGTGGCGATCGCGGTAGCGTTTGTCAGTTCCCACTTGCCGGTCGACGCGCAGTAGTAGCAGTAGCCATAAACAAGCGCAGTTGTGCCAGCTACCACATCACGAGTTGTCCCTGTCCACTTGGTATCTGCACTGAGGATTGGATCAAGCCGGATAGTAACGTTCTCAGGCAAGTTCGCAGAGAAGGCCAGCGTTTGCAATTCAGCCACGGTCAACGCTGCGATGTTGCCGCCCGTGATCCTTCCTACTATCGTTTGTTCCGCGATCGCCAGCGCAAGAGGCGTATCATCAGAAACAGAGGCAAGCATCGAATACGGTCCAAACTCTATGTCACCTACTAGCTTCGTCGTTTGTAGTGCCATTACCCTACCTCCTCGTAGAGTGGGATCCATCCAGTCTCTACAGCGTTCTTAACGTCAAAGTGTTCTACTGCATACGCTCGAGCTTGCTCACGCGCTGCCGTAGGATCCTTCTGAATCTCTTCCCACGCCTCTAGGATCGTCTCTGCAAGCCCATGCGTGTCGTAGGTGCGATACCTTCGAATCGGGTAGCCTTCGCCAGCACCAACTACAGGGAGCCCACACGCCATCATCTCCATCGTTACACGCGAGCGTACTCCACTGAGATTCGGGTTGACTCCAATGTCAGACCCTCTCATCATCGGTCGAAGATCAGATGTGATCATCTGCACAGATTCCAACGTACCCAACAGATGAATGTTCTGTGCCCTGACCATCATGTTTCTGAATGTGTTGATCTCAGCAAACGGCAGTCCATACATCTGAAGCCTTGCCTCTGGGATGCTCTCGTAGATCTTCCCCATCGCCCAGAACAGCGTGAACGGCAGCTTGATATTTCGTGATACGTCAGCATGAAGGATCGATGGCTCGCCTGTGAACTCCCACGCATATCCATCTGGAGAGAAGCGAGTGACGTCAATCGAGTCGTCAATGTGGACTAGCTTCTCTGGAGGTGCATACATCTGCCATATCCTGTAGTCGTGCTCATTCAACGCTACCGACCGATCGTAATTGTTCACCATGTTGATGTGCGAATTGAAGCTCTGTACGTTACCGCTGTTCTCGATGTCGTGCATCATCATGTGTTCTGGAGCACCGTGGATCGCCATGATCAAATAGTGCTTCTTAGACTCCTCGAGCATCGATGCAGGGATGCCACGATGAATGACCCAGATCTTCGCATCCTTTGCCGCTTCCCAATCACTCGGATTAAGATTCGCCTCGTCAATCCTGCCTCCTGGACACTTCGCCTTGTGCTGCTCGATATCCTCTATGCTCATATTCATGAACAGTGCGTCAATACCCGCCGCCCTCTCAGCTAGAACGAGGTCTTTCGCGGCCTCGTAGAGCCCAGAGCGACTCGGTGCAAAACTGCTCCAGTGTGCAATTTTCATGTTCTCTCCTTAGAAGTAGGGACGGCCCGAAGACCGCCCCTGGATTACGCTACGCGATAGATGAATCATCGTAAGTAACGACGGTATCTAGTGTAGCATTCATGACAATCTCTTTGACCGGATACTCATCAGAGCCCGGATCGCTGTAGACCGCCAACGACTTCGTAACCGAAGCAGCCGAGCTGTCAACAAGACCCGTCGACTTCGCATCAGATGCGTCAGCCGCTGCCGATGATGCCAACGAGGATGCCTCAGATGCGTCAATGATCGCCACGGACGCCTGAGATGAAGCCTCAGATGCGTCAATGATCGCTGCAGACGCCGAAGAAGACGCCGTAGATGCGGCCACTCCTGAGCTAGTCCCGGTTGACTCTGCCTCAGATACTGTAACAGAGGTCGGCATCGTCAAACTTGCTAGAGCCATAATTTCCTCCTTTTCCTCTCTGTGTCGTTGAGCACTGAGGAGTTGATTTGATTTCCTTTACTGACACAGGGACACCAACGAATTTACTACTTCTTCCAGTTGTTCACCTTTGAGCTCGGTATACTTTGCTTGCATCTTCCCTTTATTAGGACCATCCGCCAACCGCTTCCTTGTCACAAAACAGGTTTGGTGCTCAACGAGATAGGCTCTCACCTTTTCGCTCGCCGTCAATTGCTTCTCTACCGGAGCAGCTTCTTTCTTCGCGCCACCCTTCACTCCCAGTTTCGGCTCAATCTTTTTCTTCAACGCCATGTTACCATCACACATCCCCTGGAGCTTCTCTGATAGCTGAAGCGCGAACACGCCTTCAATCCCTGGAGTTCCTCCGTCCTGTGTCCCGTCTTCCACGCACTGCAGGAAGGCCGATATCTCTTGTTTTAGCGGCTCTCTTCGATCTATCTTGTACTGTGTCCGATCCCCTTCAGACACGCCTCTGAAGATACTTACAGCTTCCCATGATGCAGGCCCGTAGTTGTTTGCATAGAACGTGATGTCCTGCATCAACAAGTCCACATGGAACATGCCTTCAGCCCCATGTACAGTTATGTCTCTGATCTTCGTAGGCGTCGTCCAGTTCTCCATTATGGTTGTAAGGATTCCGTTCTTTGTCATCCCTACACACGAGACTGCATCCTCCCTTGTTGCGTGAATTGACCGTGACGACAATCCAGCCATAAACTCTATCGTAGATCCCGTAAGAAATCGGATGAGATCGAAATCATGCACAGATAGATCAAGTATCACTCCTGAATCCTCTACCCGAGAAGGGAAGGGCCCCATCCTACGGATGATCATCTGAGATACGTCGCCCAGCTGTCCCCACCGTTTCTTCAGTTCAATAACAGCAGGGTTGTGCCTCTCGATCAGCCCAACAGACAGGAATACTCCAGCAGCCTTCGCTACCTCAACAAGCAAGCGTGCTTCGGCAACTGTAGATGCAAGTGGCTTCTCTATCAGCGCAGGTATGCCGGCTTTCAGTACCGTACTCCCAACCATGCAATGCAACGATGTCGGAACAGCAATCGTAACTGCGTCTAGATTCTGATTCTTCAGCATCCCCTCAATGGTCGTGTATCTCTTCACAGACGTTCGACATGGCGCCAACTTGTCAGAATCGCATACCGCCGCAAGCACACCGAGTTCATCAAGCACCCGTGCGTGGTTCGCTCCCATACTCCCTAGACCAATCACGCCAACGCGCATTTCAACACCTCCGCAATTCGTTCAATATCCTCTGCTGAAACTCCTGGATGCACCGGAAGAGACAGGACTTGCTTCGCCACCATCTCTGCCGTAGGTCTCGTCGACTCTGCCACAGAATATGGATACATCTTATGGATCGGCGTGTCGTAGTAGACCCTTGCGCCAATCCCAGCTTCGTTGAGTTTGAGTAATACCTCGTCCCTGTTCTCTTTGATCCTCACCGTGTACTGGTGGTAGACATGCCCTTCTGTATCCTTTGGACAAATTACTGAGTCAGAGAGCAAGTGTGTCAGCAGTCGCGCATTCTGGCCTCGGATAGCATTCCAGTCATCAAGAGAATCTAGCTGCACACACCCAATCGCTGCCTGAATGTCCGTCATCCGATAGTTGAACCCGATGACATCTTCTACGACACCATGGCTACGCAATGTCCTCACCTTGTCGGCAATCGTAGGATCGTTTGTCGTTACCATTCCACCTTCGCCAGTTGTCATGTTCTTGGATGGATAGAACGAGAAGCATGTCGTGTTGATCGACCCGATCATCTGGCCTTTGTACGTCGCGCCGTGAGCTTGGCAGGCATCCTCGATGATTGGCACGCCTGATCGAGCAGAGAGGCCCTCAAATCCATCTATGTCCGCAGAGAGGCCATACAGGTGTACCGGCATCACAGCATGAGTAGAGGGGTTAATCGCGGCTTCTGCGCTTTCTGGCGTCAGATTGAACGATTCCTCTGAAATGTCTCCGAATACGGGGTACGCATTACAGTGAATGATCGCGTTCGCTGTCGACATAAAGCTGAATGGCGTCGTCACAACGCTATCGCCACCTCCAACACCATGCGCCCTCAATGCAAGATGGAGCGCAGCAGTCCCAGAAGAAACGGCAACTGCGTACTCAGCGTTGACGTACTTCGCAAACGCCTCTTCGAATTCGCGTACCTTGGAACCCTGAGCTAGATTCCCTGAGTTCAGCACGTCCATGACCGCGGCTTTCTCAAGATCGCCAATGATAGGGTTTGCTATTGTGATCATATTTCCCTCGCTGGATTTCCAACAACTGTTTCGTGCGCCAATACATCTCTAGTTACGACTGCTCCTGCGCCAACCATGGCGTTTACTCCGATGCGAGCTCCAGGCAAGATCGTTGCATTCGCACCAATGCTTGCACCGCTGGCTACCAACGTAACGGCTAAATCCCATGCTGACCCATCTGCATGAGGAATCCTGTCATTCGTGAAGCAAACATGCGGACCAATGAACACCTCGTCTCCAACTCTGACTCCACGGAACAGACATGCGTAGTTCTCAATCTTGCATCGATCACCAACAACAACATCCTTCCCGATGTAAGCTCCCGTTCCAATGACACAATCCTTCCCAATCTTCGCGCCTTCACGCACTTGCGCGTTGTTCCACACATTCGTCCCTTCGCCAATCGTGGCAGTAGGATCTACGTCTGCAGTCTCATGAATCATCATTTCTCCTTATGCTGCGGGTACATCGTTGTACTCGACAATCAATGTGAAGTCTGACGCAAGCCTCATGTCAGTCACCTGATATTGTCCGCTTTCAGGTGTTGAAGTAATGCTGCTGCCACCTCCTGTCTGCAATCCGAAATCTTCCCACGCGCTGCCGTCGTATTGTCTGAATCCCAATGTCCCTGACACGGTATTCGTACCGTCGTCAAGATACACATCTTTCTCTGATGGATCGCTCGGCGCCGATGACTGTGGGACCATGTTGTTGAACAGGATAGCCAACGTGCCGAAATCTAATGGCGCATTCGGAGGAATGCGAGAAGTTACCGTCCGTCCCGCCTCTGTAATCGAGTTGTTGATCGTTATGTGATTATTGCTCATGCCAACTCCGATTGGATCTCGATTGTCAGATACCCGTCATTCGGGAATGTCTCTATCGTCCCATCAGAGAACGTGACCTCAAACTCGCCAGGGAATGATCCTGCGGTTACTGTGTCCTCCGCATCCCAGTCATACCTAACAGACCCAGTTAATGCGCCGGCCACTACTGCTGCTGAATCCACTGTATCGCCCATGTGGAACTTTACAGTCGCCCCAGTCAGATCGACTACTGAACCATCTTGCGTCAGACTCGCAGACAAGGATGGCTTTGTATCGTTCTGTTTGAGATGGAATGTCGCGGTGCTCATCGTGCCCTCCTTATGTCCCGCTGACTGTTGGTACAGCCGCCACTTCGATCATGTATTCGTTCCCTTCTGGGAGTCCAGGTAATTGAACAAATTGTTCCTTGCCTACTGTGACTTCGTGCCACTCTCCTGTTACCCAATAGATCTCGTATGTCTCCGTATTCGCCGGCGCAACATCTACCGCATTCTCAAACGTCAGCACAGTACCTGTGTTGGAAAGGATCCTCCGTAGATTGTCAGTCCCCTTCCTTGAGGTAACATTCCCAGCCATGGACACATATCCGCCATTACGGTAGGCATTTGTCGTCCATGATTTAGAGCCATCCGTCAGAGTTGTTGTGCTGCCAGCAGTTGCAGTACCAGAATCTCGTGGACTAAGTAATCGATACCTAAGAACGTGAGATCGCGTTCTACCATCTCTTGCACCAAACCATGACACATCGATTACTGGCGCAGGAGAGCCTGCTACATCTTTTCCCCACACCGACTTGGCCACTACGTTACTTGGCTTCATCGGAATCGGTCCTTGCATCAGTTCGTTGTATCTGTCCTGCTTCCAAGCGTTGTCTACCCTCGACCGATTGAACCAGTATTCGTAGTTGCCGACGCGACGTGCTAGTGTCCCTGTGATGACGGTGTGCCCGAACATGTCGCCCTCACCGACGTTGTGTTGAATGGTCAACACGCCAACGTCCATTGTCTTCGATGGCGTTACAATTCTTACGAGATCTCCACCCTCGACTCCAAGGACTAGCCACGGAATGACAAAAGAGTTCTTGATGAGCGGTGTCCCTGCATCCTGCACACAATAATTCGCTTCCTTCTGGGCCTCGACTTCTGTGTCAATCCACGACTTGTCGTTCTCGACAACACGCATTCTCTTGTGCAGCTTCGTACCACCAGCGCCAGGTATGCCGTAGATGAGCCTTGCAGCATCGTTCTCTGCGTCTACATACGAGAAGCTGCCGTCATCCCTGTTGTAGAACACAACACGGCAGAACGTCCTTACGTTAGCTTCAGAATAGACAATCCTAGACGTGTTGATGTTTCCCTCAAGGTCGATGTCAGGAGTCACGTTGTCTCGATCTGGATCCACGATGGTAGGAACGAAGTTGGCCTGTGTCGCGTTGTACTTCTCCTGGAGGAGGAACCCGATCGCGCTGACCTGTCGAAGGATGGCCTCCCCTACCGATATATCGCCAATCTCGTAGTTCTCGCAGTAGAACGTCAACGGATCTAGTCCAGTTGGTGACGGTGCAACAACGATATTCGCTTCATGCCCGAAGTCGGTCAAGATCTGATTGCAGATGTTGTTCGTCCCAGTGAAGACAGTCCAGTAGGTAATGTTCGGAGGTTCGTTGTTTGTACTCGCTAGGATGCACTGATACGCTACTCCTGACAGAGTAACGACATCGCCAACAGCGAATGTCGTTGTCGCATTCCAGATTCCAGATAGGTAGCAGTCAGTGTAGAGTCTTCCTCGATCGATCTTGTCGATGTAGTCCGCAAACCACGGCTGCGTCACTCCGACGATTCGAGCAACGACGAAATCCTCGCCCTCAATGCCCTCATCTGGTTGGATTGAGTCAGGTCCGATACGCCCGCTGAATACCATGGCTTCTGTGCCAGCTACATTTCCTGCGCTGTACTTGCCAACCCAGATCTCAAACTTGTGGTAAGCACCCAGCAAAGGAACGTCCAACGGATTGAAGTCTGACGTGTCAGTTGGGTCAAGGCTCTCGCCGGCATCCCTCAGATACTCATAGTTCGCAAACGTGACCGTGGCCACCCACTTACCGTTGCTCTGATTGTAGCTCCACTGGTAGGCCTTCACTCGGGAATAGCCAGGGAACGAGGATCCTGCTGGATCAACAAGATCAATCCAGTCAGAGCCGTCGTAGACCCTAACTGTCTCTCCAGAAATCTTTGAGAGGATATTCCCATTGTCTATTGTTCTGGCCATTATCCCACCCTGATTGGCGCAAATCCTACGCCGTGATCATTCACATTCTGGCTAGTCATTTTACGGATCATGATTTGGCTGAGTCGTTCCTGAGACAGGTTGACGTTGATCGTTACTGCTGATTTGCCAGCAGATCCCATCCCGCCTGCCACACCCATACCTGCAGCGACAGGTTGCACAGACATCGCTCCAGACGATTCATAATCTATGCCTAACCAGTTTGCGAACCCTTCCAGTACGCCTGCAATATCTCGTAACGGTTCTGGTACAGCAACGATCGCGTCCCTCATCTCGCCTAGTCCTGTAAGGAACTTAGTAATCCACGATGGTTCGTCGGCTTGCTCCCATGTTCCGCCCAGTAGCCAGTTCTCTACTCTGCGGAGAAAGTCGTCTAGATCTATCCCAAGAGCATCTAGAGCGTCTTGAATACGTTTCAGGAGTACATTCTCGATCGTCTCCCAGTTATCGTCTACCCATTGCCCGAACTCTGAGAACATATCGAACACGGAATCGACAAATCCTACAACTTTATCCCACACACCACCCTCGTCTGTGAGGAAGTCCCATCCTTCATCTCCGAAGAATCCGATGATGTCGCCAAGCCAGCCGTACAGTGTGTCAAACCATTCTGTTAGTTGAGGGAACATGTCTTCTTTCCAGAATGGGTCTACCCTGTCTTCCCAGAATGTCGCAAAGCCCTCTGCGAACTCCTCGAAATCTGGCTTGAATACATCCTGCATCCACGTGGAAATCTCGCCAAGCGCCCATCCGAATGTGTCCAGGATAGGTTCCAGGATCGTCAGCATGGCAGGAATTAAGTCGATTGCTAGTTGCTGCATTGCGTCCCTGAAGTCGGCAATAGGCTGGATCATCTCCATGATCTGATCCCTAAATGGCTCAAGTGCCTCTTCCCACCACGTAAGTATCTCAGCAACTATCTCATCCGCACCGCCACCTATCTCGTCTTCGTTGAACGTTACAGGCTCGCCAGGTGTCCCCGCAGCGAACCGGATCCTGTTGATCGGGAAGCCAATCGGTACGTTAAGGTTAGACAGCATCTTCTCTCTTGCCTCAACCTCATCCTCTATCACATCTGCCTGTATCACGAACAGTTCGTTGATGTACCCAAGGATGCCCGCCAGAGGCCACAGGAAGGCCAGCAATGAGCTCATGACGTTTACTTGGAGTTGGGCAAGGCCGCTCTGTATTTCGGCCACTGACTCTGCCGACTCGACAAGGCCCCATAATGCTGATGCAGCTGCATCGGCAGCGTGTAGCAAGTTATCTGTGAATTCCTGCTCTGCTGCGAGCCTTTCCTCTTCAGTTTTGATACGTTCCTCTTCAGCGTCGGCGGCTGGATTTACAACAAGTTCCATCCAGGCTGTTCCAACTGTGTCGGCAACGGCAAGGATCGCGTTGCCTATCGTCATAGGATTTGGAGCAGCCACTGCTAGTCCGACAGAGCCAATAGATGCTCCTAATGATGTCAGGATGCTACCTGCGCCTTGTGCTCCCTCTCCACCAAACTTTTTTAGTAGCTGCCCAACGCCAGTTACCATCTTTGATGTAACATTAACGAGATCGACCCCGGCTTCTTCTGCTGCTTCCGCGAACTTCTCGAGGTCTTTAATTAGCAAAACGAGTTCGTCATCTGCCTCGATCCCTTTGCTAGTAAGCAACTCCTCCAACCCAATCGCAGTCTGGTATCGTCCAGCCAATGACTGAAGGGCTTCTGCCTGAGCAACTGATCCTTCTGTCGCCGCATCATACGTAGCAATAAGCTCATACGTCGTTTGAACGAACGTCTTCTCAGCAGCTGCTACTGCTTTGAGGCCAACTTCTTCCAGAGCAGCAACGAGTAGCGTGAGAGCTTCACTCGCTTCAATGCCAACCGCACTCAATGCCTCAATCCATCCAGTTACTGTCGAGTATCGAGAGGCAAGGTCGTCAAGAATATCTGCCTGTTTAGCTGATCCTTTGTCTGCTAACCCAAATGCTGTAATTAGTGCGTTTGTTTCGTCGACGAACCCCTTCGTCGCGGCCTCTCCAGTCAACCCGATTGCTTCTAACGCCGCGATCAAGTCCAACAGAACCGTGTCTGCCACAGTTCCCACAGCGGCAAATTGCTCTAACCATCCGGTCGCCGTCGAGTATCTCCCCGACAAAGCCGAGAGTGCCTCCGCTTGCAGGATAGACCCATCTGTGGCTTCGTCGTATGTTGTAAGTAGCTTGTAGGTGGCTACATCAAATGGGTCCACCGCCTTCGTCGTGTCTTTTAGCTTGATCCCAAGTTCTTCCAGCGAAGCGATAAGACCAACTAATTCCTCGTCAGCTTCTTTCCCAACCGACGCAAGCAACTCCGTCCACTGTGCCGTTGTCTGATAACGCGACGTCAACTCTGTGAGGGCCGCAGCCTGCTCTTCTGATCCTTCATCAAGAAGTTTGTACGCAGCGATTAGTTTTGTGGTTTCATCAATAAAACTATCGGTCCCCTCGTCAACGGCAAAATTGAATACTTCAAACGCCGCGATCAAGTCGACCAATTCAGCGTCTGCTTCAATCCCAGCCTTCTTAAATGTCTCCATCCATCCAGCCGCTGTCTTATATCTGCCCGCCAGTTCTCCCAGTATCTGCGCCTGATCAGCCGATCCTTCTTCTGCCGCCCCGAATGCTGCAATGAGAGCGTAGGTCTCTTCGACAAAGCCCATCATTACCTCATCAGTAACGCCGGCAATGGCCAACATCTCCTCGACCAGCCCTTGCAGCAACGCCGCTTGTTCAGGGGCTACACCCAAGGTGTCTACCATGAGCTTCAGGAATTCTGCGGATGATTGGGCAATATCTCCCATGTCGCCCCATGCGTCCATAACGGCATCTATCTGTGTTTCTCCCTCTTCTACAACAACTGTCCCGTTCTGGATAGACGACCAGAGAGCATCAAACTCTGTCCGCGCTGCAGCGATGGCAACCTTCGCGTCGTAGAAAACGGAAGAAGATAAACCAGAGGAGTCCATTGAGAAGTCGCTCCCCGATAATCCGAGTTTTGCCGACATACCAAAGCTATCGGCAATAGCTCTCGCTACACTAGGATCTTCAACACCAGAGATTAGAGTGGCAATGATTGCTTCGCGCACGGGCGCGTTGTCGATTGTTAAGGCAAATGGAGATTGTCGAGAGAATCCACCTGTGTAAGTAGGCATTGCCTCAAATTCGAGTTCTCTGATGAGGTTGGGGAGCCATGATTCTACTTGTACTGCTGCACCAGGCCCTGAGTACCGATCCATAATCTCTGTCCACTTTTCAAGGAAGGAGTTGATCTCTGGAGTGAACTTGGCAACGATGTCAGCAGAAGCCGTGGGCATCCCTATTCTCCCTGCCTCGACTGTCCCCGGCGTTGGCAATCCTCGGATCTCATCAGCGAGTGTATGCACAGCACTGTTCGCATCCATTATCTGCGAAACGATTACACTGATAGCGAGAGCAACGGTTCCCAGCGCAGCAACAACTGGATTAGCAGCTAAGGCAATGAAAGCCTTATTTAGCAACCATATCGCGGCAGTCAGCGCACCAACAGAAACAGCCGCGCCGGAAACCCAGCCAGCTAGGGCGCCCATCCCTTGACCAAATGGCCCAAGGACTTCTATTCCTTTCTCCATCACCTCTGAGAAGCCAACCCACACTGTCATAAATGCTTCGACAGCCGGCATGAGCATCTCGCCAATCGTGAGGGATACATCGTTTAGCTGCGACTTCAATGTTTCAAGCCGGTAGTCCCAATCTTGTTCCATCTTTTCGAAGGCTGTGTCCATCGCACCTAATGAGTCTGCCATACGATCAACATCTAGTGCGAAGCCTACAGATGCCGTTGTCAGCAACGGGAGTACAGCAGTGATCGCACGAACGTTTGTGAACAGGTTCTCAAGAGGCATTCCTGCCGCATCTGCTTCCTGCTTGATCATCTTCAATGCTTCAACGAATCCATTCTCAGTGATCAATGCCCTACCTGTTTCGTACCCAAGGGCCCTGATTACTCCAGCCAATGCTCCAGTAGGACGGAACATTGACATGATCGTCTGACGTAGAGATGTGACCGCCCAGTCTGTCATGATCCCCTGTCTGGTAAGAGTTGCAATTGCAGCGGTCATTTCTTCGATACGCGCACCAGCAGGAGCCGCAACACCAGCCAATCTACCGAATTGCCCGGCAAGTTCTTCATACGTAGTTTTTCCGTACCTTACAGTAGTGAACAACAAATCATTGATTCTGCTGGCTTCTGATGCAGCCATTCCGTAAGCGTTCAAAACTGTTGTCGTCATATCAACGGCAGAGACCAAATCAGTAGCTCCAGCCGCTGCTGCTTTCATGCCCTGCTCTAAGATTTCTGTCGCGTCGTCCGCAAAGAACGTAGCACTGTAAATCTGGTACATTGCCTTCGCGCCAGCCTTGGCGAACACGTTGTAATCATGGGTAAGATCTCGGATCTCATCACTGAGCTCACCAATCCCTTCAACAGTGAGATCAGTCAACGTCCACAACTGATAGAGTTCTTTGTTGTATTCGCGTTGTGCAGTGACAGCACCGCTTGCGATCCCAATCGTCTTTGAGACAGCCATGAATGCGGCCATGAATGGGAGGACAGACTTAGCCATCGACATAAGGGATGCCAGAGAGAATGTTGTCGCCTTAATCCCTGCCGCTCCTGCGGCCATTCCAGTCCCTAAGACGACTCCGCCTGCAGCCATCGATCGTGCAGCTACATCTCCGTGATGAAGGGCAAGGGCAAGATTGTTCGTTGACAGGATTGCCAACTCTTGGGCGGTAAGAAGCCCCATGACAGAAGTAGCAACAGCGTTGTAGCTGGAGATGATTCCCGCATTCGCAGAACCAATGGCAGCAGAGACCAATTGGGCCTCTGCGATCATTCTTGATGTCTGAGATGTAAATGTCGTTCCAACAGATGACATCTGAGACGCAAACGCCTCAACAGGCACATGGATCTCTACAAACGCTCTACCTAGACTGCCAGCTTCTCCTGCCATGCTATCCCCTTATCCAACAGGACCGATTATTCCGTGTGATTCACATTCCGTCCTTATATCTTCAAACTGCTCTGTACTCGGGACCAGAAGGCTCGGCGTCTTGTCCTGAAGCTCTTGCACTGCTGCTCGTCTTTCGTTCTCATCTTTCCCTCCTACTTCCGGCGGGAAGAAGTTCCACAGCCACCTACCAATCGCCTGTGCGTGCCTCAAGAAGTACGCAAACTGGATATCATCCCATGCTAAGACCTCAGTTTCAGACTTTTTGTACACGGCCATTAGCACGGGAATCGCCAGTTCGAAATCTATTCGGAGTCCTGCTCCCTCCCTGAGTTTTTTTCATCACCTATCGTCTCTTTGGCGATGTCGCCAACACTCATTCCTGCGGCCAGTTGCGCTGCTGTCTTCTTTGGTTTCTCAGCTAGTCCTACGACATACGAGAAGACGTTCTCGAAGGTACGCCCACTCTCTGGCTTGAACAGCTTGTCGACGAACTCTTCGTCAATCTGGCAAGAGATCGGAACAGTCTCACCGTCAATCTCTTTGGTGTAAGTGATGTCGGATCCGTACTGCTCAATCATTGACATCGCAACGGCGTAGGCCATGTGCGATCGATTGAAGTCAGCGAAGATGCGATCGGCGTAAGGCTCGAATCTCTCCATCACGTCTTCCTGCATTCTCTTGGCCATTGCCAGTGCTTCTTCATCCGTGGCAGCAAGCGGCTTGTCTCCAGCCTCTTCGCGCATCTTAGCGATATCTCGCTTAGTACCAGCCATGATATTTGCCAGTGTCAACGATGCTTTGTTGCGAGCTCCACCGAGAGAGAATGTAGAGCGTTTCCCAGTCCTATTCTCTTCGTCAGTTCTCACTCGCATTTCGAACTTGCCTTGATCGTGAAGAGAAAGTCGGGGGAACGTTAGCATTTGTCCCCCGACCTCGAATTCTTTTACGTGGCTCTCACTCTCAGCCTGTTCAATTGCCTGTACTAGGTTCTGCGCGTTCAGTTCATGTGTCATGTTGCCTCCAATGCTATTTCTTGTTTGCCTTCTGATGCGCCACTGCCGACTTCTTGATCACTGAGCTACGGGAATCATCCCGTGCCTTCCTGATCGAATCCGCCGTGTCTACAACCTTCGTTACTTTCTTCTTAGCCATGTGTCGCTCCTTTAATCTTTCGCTCTGTCAACGAACCCCAACAGGCCGTCAACCTTTAGTGTGAATGGATTCATGCACTTGCCGGAAAGAGGGGCAACAATGCCCGACTTCGGGACGTATGCCCAGAATTCGAATCGTTCGTCTGCCGATGCAACGTCTGTGAACAGAATCGCAAAGATTCGCTCACCTTCCAACAGTGAGTACGACATCTCTTCCGCTCCGAGTACCGCCCAGTAGGTGGCATCCGGTGGCTCTTTATCAGTGCTTTCAAGAATGGAGGTGTAGCTACGTTGCTCGTGTTGCACAACGTCAGCACCTGAGTTGTGACAAGTTCCAGTCGGAGAGTATGTATCTGTGGAGTTCCACCACTGCTTCACTCCCCAGTAGTTCGAAACCGTCACTTCTCCTGCATTGATGATGCTTGTAGAGAACGATCGGAAGCCGCTGTTGTCTTGTAGGCTCTTGAACGTACTGACATCCTCTACTTCGGCCTCTAGACCGATTGAGAGGGTGTCGTGGGCGCCGATCACCTGTAAGAGGCATGTCGCACGCACGTTGTCGATGTACATCGTCTGAGCCGACGTGGGAGCGATCGAGAAGGTGTACGACTTCATAAGAACAGGAGCTGTGAGGTACAAAGACCAGTAGCCCCAATTCGTATTGCCGTAACCTGTCTGATTCGCAACCATCGTCAGCACATCCGGTGTGCCAATCGTAGCGTCAGCTGCGTCCTTGAACGTAACCGTCAGAGTTGCTTCCTTCCCCGCGGCAAACTTCGACCACAGCGACAAGGACAGCTTCTTCGTCTCAGCAAGAGCCGTCGCATACGTAACAGTCTGCGCTATCGACGTATCAACAGCAGCGGTTGCCGTAATTGCACAACCGCCTGACAGATCGTTGTATCCGTAGTTCGCGCCCCAATCGATTGATCCTGCCCCTGCGGTAAGATCCCACCAGTCAAGAGACAGGACATTGCTGAATTGACCGCTAACGCCTTCTGTTCCTGCAAGCTGATGCACTTCCTCGGTCGTTTCTCCGTCCAGAATCACCTTCTCGGACAGGAACAAACCCATCAGATAACCTGCCTTAATTGTCATCGTAGTTCACCTACCTCTAAGGGGTGTATCCCAGGATTGTCGTGGGCTTGCCAGTGACGCGGAACGTGACGTTCACGATCTGCATCTCGTTTTCCATTCGTCCAGTCGGGCTGATCTTGGTTACAAGACAGTTACCGTTGAAGAAGGGATTGGCTGATCCCGTTGCATCTTCGAATTCACATTTTGTTTCCGTCTCACACCAGAGGGCTGTTACCATCTCTGCAATCTCCGGTCGCGTGTAATCCCAGTAGATGGGGAGCGTGATGTCTTGAGGGTCGACCAACCCTAGCTTGAACGATCGGAACGGGAGACTCGCGCTTCCATGAGTCGTCACATCGATCGTCGCCCTGGAGACGTCCATCGTAATGTCTGCATTCGTCTGGAGCACATGATCTGTGTCCCAAACGAATATCGCGTTATAGCCTTGGCTTAGAGCCATATTGTCCTCCTAACAGAACAGGACTTCGTACCGTGCGAAGACTCCGTGCATCATTTGTTTCGCAACTACTTCTGGAATGCTTTGCGGAGCCAACACCTGCATCAACCTAACCGTCGCCCAGGAATCAGAGACAACAATGTCTCGGCCATCAATTGCTTGAATGATTGCATCCATTATCTGTGTCGCTGTGTACTTCACCGTTGAGAATCCAGTCACTTGGAACCTTGACCAATTCCCTACTGCATCACCGTCTGTTCCATGCACATACGCTGGGGATCTCCCGCCGAACGGAATGTCAAAGATGACCATCTCGTTAGCCGCAGTCCCCGGGCGTGCGCTGAGAATGAACTCATCGTCTACCAGGGCAAGCAGATTCGCATTGCGCTCCACGTCCGCATCGACAACAGCGGCCAGCAGTGCTACCGTGAACGGGCCTAAGAATGCTGCATTCATTATGATCCCATCCCTGTAAGAATCGTTGCCCAGTCCATCCATACTTCATCAGTAGTGATCGTTATCCACGGACGCGGGGCCATGAAATCTGTCCCCGTTTCCAGCATGTGCGGGTAGATGTTCAATCTACCTGGCAAGCTGTCGTCAATGATCCCAGCCTGCATCACCATCTCTGCACCTCTGTCAAATACTGTCCAATCAATGGCATTCACCATCGACATCGCATCCCCTGAATGGTGAGGAAAATCCCATGGCATCGAGTGAGGAGGATAGACAAACGTGAAATTGTCCTGAGCTCTCTCTACCCACACTTTGCCGCACTCCTCAAGCCTCTTGCTGAGATTACTCAGCACAACAGCAGTAAACGGCGTAGCGTCAAATTGAACGACACTGCCGCCTACGTTGTACTTGCTGCCGCCGAAATATCCCTTGCTTGGAAGCGCCATTAGTCGGCCACCTTCGTTACATTAGCTACTCGCACAATCGGGCATTGATACGACCGATTCATCTCTGAAGTGTTCTCCACTCCAAGGATCAAATAGTCGTGTCCTGTGTCCACTTGCTTTGCCAAGTCTCTCGCCTCTAGTATTACGTCAATCGGTACAGTCAGTAGAAACTCTTCTACCAGCGGTTGCGCGTAGTCCGTCCACGTAACTTCTTTCCTGTCCTGCCGTACTCGCTGTGTCTTCCGGCACCATACATTCTCGTGGTCAGGATCACCGATGTCGTAGGAATCAACTTTCTCCCTCGCCGCATTCAGAGTGGTCGTCCTACTGAAGAAGGTAAACTCCTTGTTCCCGCCGACCATTACCTCACCACCGTCATTACTCGTCCGTTTCTCGCCAGCTTCGCATACTGATCTGCGAAGAACTTGTCCTTGTTCGCAAAGACTGATTCAGTCTCTCCGTCAACAAATTGATCAACGTTGTCGTACACACGATACTGCTGGTCGACTCTTAGCAGAGTCCGCGTACACATCTCAGCGCAGACCTCTTTGATATCTGCCGGCAGTGGTGTTCCTGCATCGTCGTAGCCGCCCACATAGACAACTGTATATAGTTGCGGCGTTCTGTCCTTCAACTGGATCCTAACCACGTCTGAGGGCCTTGGGAGCCTAACGTAGCGGTCGTACACCCAGTAGTCGTCGTCTGATGCGTCCAATACTTCTTCTGAATCGTTATCAGTCACCGAAGTAACCGAGATGATTGGGGGGCATGATACCATGAGCATGTAACGCCCCCCATCATAGATTTGAGTCAATGTCTGTTGGTCGAAGCCAAAAGGCCGACGACAATAGGCGGCTATATCTGCGATTACTCCCGTTATCATCTCGGATACGTTGAATCCGTAGGATGTCTTGAAGACACCCGTTGGAACTTCTTTCAACGATACCCGAGTCATACTCCCAATTTCACTCGCAGTAGGCCATCCCATTACGCCCTCCTAGAGAGCCGCGCCCTTGTAGATCTCCCAGTACGTGCCAGTCGATGCCCCTACTCCAGGTTCGGACAGGAACGAGTCGTTCGTGACCTCTGATTCGGCCAACGCTCTCGTAAACGCCACGATGCACTTGAAGTAGAACCCGTCGTTCTGAACAACATCGTCAACAACGTAGGTCAGCCCTTCGCGCCACTTCTTCAGAACTGGCTGGTCGACACCACGGAAGCCGATGAAGTTCACACCGTAAACGGTATCCGAGTAAGCATTTTCGCTGGAATACTGAACACGGACATACCCACCTTCGTTCAACTCGTCGGTCGAGAAGGCAATAATGTTGTCTCCACCAAGTCCAGCTGCTTGAGTGATCTCGATATCTGCGGACGCATATCCGATTGGGACAAGGTCGGTCCAAGTCGAGTTATCTGGGGATTTCTGGAACGTCAGAGAAATTGTATCTGCCGCATGAATTAGCCCCATCTCGACCAAGAACGCCCCACCACGGCATCCCCACACTAGCTTCGCAGTAGAATCTGCCTCAGTTCCAGTCCCGTTACGTGTTTCAGTAGCCAGGATCGGAGCAATGTAGAACTTACTGTTGAAATCGCGTGTAAAGTCCACACCCATAATGTTTCACCTATCCTTTTCCTACGAAGCCTTAATGCCCGTGAGGAACTGTAGTTGCTTCTCTTGCTGGACGCCGAAGTCGATCTCTCTGGAAGCCAACAACCCGACCTGGAACTTTCGTGCGAAGAGTTCCTTGAGAATCGTGATTTCAGTCTGTCCGCCATCGGCCAACATGATCTGGTTCTTGTCGCCTACCAACATCAATCGAGAATCGGATCCAGTCCCTAGATCGGTTCGAATCTGGGACGACGTGTATACCGGCAAGCCGAGGATACGGTTTGGAGGCATATTAGTAAGGTCAACGATGTAGTCATACTGCGCTGTCCCAGTCTTTGATTTCTTGAACAGGCCCAAGTACGTTTCAGACATAACCCACGCGCTACGAGTTTCATCAACGACACCATCTCGTCCACGAACAACACTCTGCAGATCGAGCAGGTTGTTGAAGGTCGGGATTGCGGAGCCAAGGTCAGTCGTGTACGAAACCATCGACGGAAGATTGAACAAGCCCAAAGGCTGCTTCCCGCCAGTTCCGCGCAATCCAACCTTCGTCTGTTCAACGGCCATCGACTGTACAATCTGGTTCCTGACCCTCTTCTCAACATTGTCCCGAGCATACTTGAGCAAGTTGAGACGAATCTTAACGAGACACGCCATCTGATGGAGGGACAACGTAACTTCGCCGTACTCCATGTCTGTGTCTTCGATATCGCTCGGAGGCGTGTCGCCAGTCCACGTGATGTTAGGATCGTCGCCTTCCTTCGGCCAAGACTGATACTTCGGAGAATTAGGCATGTAGTCGACGCCCATGTTCATCCAAATCTCTTGGCCGCGGAGATTCTTAATCATCTCGGTATTGACTTCTTCAGGAATGAAGAATCCGCCGGCAACTTCAGACCCGATGTTCAGGTCTTTCAATTGCTGTTCGCGTTCCTTGATTTCCTTCCTGATCTCTTCACTAGGTTCGCGGCTGAAAGCCTTCTGTGCCTTCAGCACGTCCATTTCAAGGCCGGAATCTAGGAAATGCTCGTAGTCCCGTCCTTGTGTCAAGATACCGACTGCATTAACGATCAAAAAGTCCTTCTTTGTTCGCTTCGTCGATTCGTGAATAATCGCTGGGCCTGCAGGTGCCTTCATCTGCGGACCAATGCCGTCAAGCTGGGTCTCTTCAGTGCTACGAACTGCCGTAGCAGTATCAACAGCACCGATGACCGTAGGCTTCTTCGCCTCGATCGTATAGTTGTTATCGTCCATAAATTTCTGCACATCAGCAGGAATCTCTGGCTCTGCATCATTTGTTCCCCCGGCAAGTAGAATCTTAGCCCCTTGCAGGACCATCTCTTTCTCTTCTGGGGTCATTTGGCTCAGATCTCGCGCCATGTTGCTCACCTCGTTATCCGAATTTCTCCACGACCCCAGCACTGAGCGTTACTAGCTCTTGCTTCAGATCTTGGATTTGTCCTTCCGCCGTCGCCACCGCAGCATCCTTCTCTACAATGACAGCCTTGTATCCGTCGACTAGATCTCCAATCATTTCAAAGGCTTTGTCGACTGGAAGAACCCCCGCCGCTGCTGCCATTCGAATCTCTTCAAAAGTCTCAAGTGCTTTATCACCGTCGACCTTAGTAGAGCATGTCATTTCCACCGCTGCTTCTCCGCCTTCTTTCAATGCGTCAGAAACGCCGTCTTTGATCGCCTGTCGTAGATCCTTCTCGTTTGTGAGAGTGATATTCACAGGGACAGACAACGGTGCTCCTTCGTGTTCGAACTCTTCAAACATCTGCTTCAGAATCGGTGAGGGGCCTTCAGACACTTGCTCTGCATAAGCACGGAACATCGACTTCATGCCGTCCGTTCGCATCGCTTCTCTGTTCGATGGCAGTCCGACTGGACTATGCTCGAGGAGTTCCCACTCCTTGATGTCCCAGCCGCCCCACATGTCGCCTTTGTCAAGAGGCGCCCACTCGTTGATCATGAAGCCAACAGAGACGCAGTTAAGCACATGCTTAACCCACATCTCGTAGTAATCTTTCCCTAGCGACTGTTCCACATCGTTGAGCCATTGCCACTGAGCCCAACTTAGATCCCTGTATTGCTTGATCACTTCAGTAAATCCCACCGGGATATCGTGATCGTGCTGACCAAACACAGTCGGGTTGTTCTCGTAGTTGGTCGTGATGACCATGCCTGATTGCCACATGACGTCACCGTCACGATCTGGAGAGGAAGACGAGATTACCGATTCGGCCTTCGGGCGCGTGTCTAACAGCACTCCACCCTGGGCGCCGACATTAAACACCCTCTCCGGCTCTCCTATGGACTCTGGCAGAGATCGTTCATGCAATGCGTACTTGAACATCGATGCAACGTTCCCTTCTTTCAACAGAGTCGTGATCTCGCCGCGGTCGAGAACTACATGCCCGTCCTCTCCCTTCACCGCAATCTCGGTTACTGTTAGTGCCTTCCTATCCATTACTGCGCCCTCCCTTTAGCTAATCCCTTCTGAACGATACGCCGACCTTTGGAAACGGTCTTCTTTTTACATCTCGGACAAACATCCGTTTGATTTGTTTGTACCATTCCGCAGGTCGGACATATTCGTTTCATTCCTTACTCCTCTATGTCTTCAAGAATCGGCATCAAGCCGCCCAACAGATCCCACGGAATGACTGTCTTGTCTTCCGTGTTCGGATCGTCAAACGCTGTAAGAGCCAGCTTGTTCCTGAGCGTAAGCTCCACTTCTTCCTCACCGAGCTTAGAGATCTTCTCCACGAATGCTTCTTCGTCAGCCGGCGTCTTAAACGACAGCTTCGCCTGACCAGGAGCGCCTTCAATCGGTTCGGACTTCGGATCCCCTTTCTCATCCAGGGCACAGTATTTCTTCGCAAATTTCGTTCGCGTTTCTTGGAATGCTTGTAGATGCGTCGTGATCTCCAAAACAGTTCGCGCCAGCAAGTACGAGGTCTTAACCGGAAGGTCAATCCCTACAAACTTCGCCGCCGCTGCCTGGATCCGCTGTGCATCTGTCAACGTCACTTTCATTGTCATGCTGTGCTCCTTTGCTGCTCTCTTTCGTGCGGCCCTATGCCGCGTCAATCAAATAGAGGGAGAGGCCGAAGCCCCTCCCGTTAGTTACTAGCCAGTCCCAAGCGCAGACCAGTTGGTCGTGCCTTGGCACACGTAAAGCGTCGTGTTTGCCGTGGATGTGCCTGTGCGAAGATACATATCGCCATCCACTCCAGAAAGAGAACCGTTAGGATCTGCTGTGCCTGTGTAGATGCCAACTCCGCTCGTAAGCTCAATCTCCTTCGTAACGGATCCAGACGTCGATGTGATCTGCAACCCAATCGGCAATACAGCCGAATCCTTTGTGCGAATCTGCACACCGGCAGAGATGTTGTTGCTCTCCACGATGACAGCTACGCCGTAGTCAGTGTAGTTCGTACACTTGAAGTAGCCACCATATACGATCGATGTAAGAGCCTTCTGTGCATTCGGGAAGAAGAACCCCGCTGCAATAATTCCGCCAGTAACGTCAGTTACACCAGAATCGATTTCGACGGCAAACTGAGCACCCATCACTCCGTCATGGAGTGTCAGTGTGAAAGCACCAGCAACATTAGACGCAAAGATTCCGCCGTATAGCTGGTTAGACTCAGTATCTGCTGCCATCGTAAGCGTCGAAGAGGAGTATGTAGCATATACAGCATCGATATTCCCAATCGAAGTAACAGAGTTAGCAGCACCGATCAAGTTTCCACGGCTTAGATATCCGCCCGCAGCGACATTACGCTGGGTTAGATCGTTGTCGATACCGAAGTAGTTGACATCTGCGCCAATAGCGTTTACGTCAATGTCAATTCCAACAAGCATCGATGAAGTCGTGTTGTACTCCGTCAGCGTCATGCCTGTCTGCATATACGGAGACCAGTTCTGCAGGTAGATCCCATGGTCGCAATATGCGTTCCCATGAGTCCACATGTAGATCAACGCAGTCGTGCTGCCGTAGTTGATGTCAGAACCGTAGTCCAGAGACAACGCAAATACCTGACCGTCGTATGTCCCTGTACACGAGTTCGTAATGCTTCCACGCAATGCCGCAATTTGACTCCCAGCAGAACCGGCTGTAAATGGCCCGATCAACTGAGCTTGCGCGAATAGACCGAACATGTCGTTTACCGTGCATGTCGCCGCAGGGTCAATCAATACGTTGAAGTAGCCTGCATAAGCATCGGTAATTTTATAGTCGACCCTTACGTCTGATCGAATACCGATCATGCCACCGCTAGTAGACCATGTACCGGCTGCATAGGCCGACGTTTGCTGCAGGTCACTGTCGATCCCATAGACATAATTGTCAGCCGCCAATGGGACGTCTATGTCGATTGTTATCGCCTTGCCAGTTGAAAAATCGACGTCTATATTAAACCCAGCTAACGTCTCCAATACTCCAGCATCGGTGATCCCACCGATTACTGTCGTGCAGTCCGAAGCTACCCACCAAACTCGATAATCTGCGCTATCTAGTGCTGTTGCCATCCTACCCACCTACCTTATGCTGTAATAGCAATATGTCCTTCTTGTCCGCTATCCGTCTGCTCTTCATGTCCTGTGCATTCACAAGGTTTGTGAGATCCGCGCCCATTATTCAGGTCCACCAGTTGTTCCATCACCAGCCGTCAATTGATTCTCGCTTGCAACCTCTGATGGAATCGGAGCGTATCCAATGATTTCCTCTCGCTTCGGATCCCACAGAGCATTACCGTCGTTCCCCTTGATAATCGGAAGATTCCAAAGGAAGACCCTTCGTTCGTTGACTGAGAATTCCTCTTTCACCCTGGCCGACACCTTGGCCATCTCGAGGACGTCTCCTTTCAATGCTTCGATAGCTCCGAGATCGTAGACAATGCGCTTGCCGCTCCCTGGCTCCATCAATGCGGTATTCCAGAAGTCTTCCATCACGTCGCATCGAGGGAGTATGCCATTTTCATAGTATAATCGGTACATTATCTCAGAAGACGCCCGGTTAGCATCAGTATAATCCCCTGCAACTATAGGAGGAACTCCGTATGATCCAAGGATCTCTTCCTTGCTGTAACGACGTAGAGACGGGAAATCCATATCACGGTGGCTAGATCCAGTTGGAAGCCATTTCATGCCTTTTCCCATAACAGCAGGTCTGCTCTGGTTTTCCTCTCCCCTGTGGTTGTCATCCCAGGTCTGCATGATCATCTCTACATCCCCATCGTTGAGGTATTGATCGGATGATAAGATGCCTTCTGGCCTAGCGGAATTGGCAAAGAACACAGCATTCCAGTTCAGGGCCTTGAGATCAGTACCGATGACTACGCGCAGTACCTGCGTTGGTGAGTAGCCGTAGTACGGGGTATCTGGATTGAAGCTGCGGAAGTAAATCATATCTTCTGGTTTGAAAACGACAGCGCCTCTCGAACCATTCCACACGTACCCATCAATGAGCCGTGTCTTTCCAGCAATAACCTGCATCTTGAGAGGGTTGATCAACGGCCAGAGGCCAGTGACCTTCTTATCGTCCTTGGGATCGTAGAGCTTCTCGACGTAGGCCATGCCAGTAAGCTCCATGTACGCGACAATGGCACGCTTCATGAGGTTTCCCGACACACCGGCAGAGGGACAGGGATTCGCCAGCATGTCGAGAATAGGATCTTGCCTGATCACTCGTCCGCCTTCGATCGACGCCCATTTCTCCATCACGCCAGCGTAGGTCTTAGACCGTGACGCTGCGTGGAAGTGGCGTGCGCTGACGAACTTGCGATCTTCCTTTGCCTGTTCCGCTTCGATCATGATAAGAGGGATGTCTGCGATCGACGCACCAATTCTCTCAATCGCGGTAAAGACAGCAGGATCCTCTTTGAAAGCGTTGAAGATATTCTGGAGGCCAGCAGGACGAGTAACGCGCCCGTCGTTGTAGCTCGGGCGCTCCTGGCTAACTAATCGGCTGGGGGTCATCTCCGCCGCTTCTTTGACGGGGGTGCCTAATGCCCTATCCAGTGCTTTCATGAAGCCCACTAGAGTCCTCCTCTACTACCTTGAACCCTGAACCGCCGCAGCACGGGCATTCGCTCCACCGTCGCGTGGGCGCCCCGCACTGGCATACCTCTACCAATCCATCCTTGAGCAGTGTTCCCCAGAAGGCGTCGATGAACGCATGGAACGTTCTCATCGTCTCCTGCTTGTAGTGCCTGTACCCGCGATTGGTCTTATCTCCCTGATATATCATCAGTCCGCGGTCGAGCGTGTCTTTCATAAGCTGAATCTGCTCATGGAAGATATGCGCCGTCATGCTCTCTGCCACAGTCTCCGTCAAGTTCTCAGTCATGTTCACCTCTTCAAAATTCAACGTTTGCAATTGCGTTCAGTATCTTCAGTACCCATGCTTTGATCCGCTTCCACACTTTCACCAGTCGTTCTTTCATGACTTGCCATTGTGTGTGCGCTGTCGCCTTCACAGGCACCTCCTATGCTTAGTCTTCGTAGATGGCGCGTGTGTCGAACGAACTTGCGCCACCATCAGTAGCATTTAGCATACGCATAATCATTCCTGTATTCGGAGGCATCTCTCTTGCCTCGTGCCATCGGTATGCCTTCATATCCCTTGTCGTCGCCGCGCTGAAGTCGCCTTCGATCCTGTGCAGAGAAGGAGTACCAGGACGACTCGCAACGTACATGGTGTTAGCACCAGGAGTGCCATCGTAGTTGTACCGCAATCCAGCCTCTGCGTCTGCGGTAGTCTCTCTCGCAATAGTCACGACATTGCCAGCAGGAGCTCCGCTGACCTTCACGATCTCGCCAGCCGCTCTGTCAGTGCCAGTGATCCAAACGAAGTCGCCGTCTTCAAATATTGTGCCATCGGCAACAGTCAACGCAGTTTCGTTCTCGTCCCAATCGTTACCGCCATTCTGAGCAGAGCTGTAAGCTGTCCTTGGGAAGAATATGTCCCACTGTTGAATGTCTGATGCTGTATTCGCATGGATGTATACGCCAACTGCGTTCCAGATAGTTGTAATAGTTGACATGGGGATGATCGTCGCAACATCTCCCCAATAGTCCTGATCGTCGCGGGTTCCACCTGCACCGTCAGTGGTGGCATTCGCCACAGATATTGGATTGCCAGCCGCGCCCTGCCCAGTGCATCGAGGATAGATATGCTCATGGTGTTCGTCGTTAAGTCGATCAACGAAGTTGCCCCACATGTTGTTCGTTCCGCTGTCTACTTTACCACCGTCGCCTCCACCTGATGAACAGTCGTTTACTGTTATAAGCGATACGCCTGTGTCCAAGTAGAAGCCGGATGTCTGATGCCCAACAGATGTGCAATTGAGTATAAGCCCTCTTGAGATCGTCGCACCACCTGCATAGAAACCGTAAGAGGTCGTATTCCCTGTCGTTGAACAGTTTATCCATTTGAACTGCGACACGCTTGAATCGAAAGCCTTAGCGCCTGCCTTCATGCCAGTAGCACGGCACCAATGCAACTCAGCACCTGAGCCATTGATGTCAAATCCTCCGGCACTTGCCGACCCAACTACCATCGCGCCATTGATGAATGAGCCAGTACCTGCGGCTGTAGTAACAACGCCAATCTGATCTGCTGCCGGTGTGATCTGGAATCTATCTCCAGGTCGCCCAAGTTTGCAGTTTGCAGCAGAGATCGTGATACACGGACCAGTGCCATCGAATACAGTCCCAATCTCAGGCCATAGCTCCTGCGCGGCGTAACTCATCGCTACGTCTTCTGCGTAGGTTCCTGCCTTGATCGTTACAGCCCCACCAATCCCTGCGACTACCTGAGCAGCAGCAATAGTCTTCTTAGGTGCGCTTGGAGTCAATCCGCTACCAGTATCGTCAGAAGCAGAAGCATCAGCATACGCTAGAGTGCCTACAAACTGCGGAACATTCGTAGCCCCGCCGCTCTCTGTGAAGTTTACGACCTGCTTCATATATCCCATCATTGGAGTTGCGGTGTCGACAGCCCCCGTCGCTGCCACTGTGGTCAGAAGACCGCCGACCGATTCCAGGAAGGATGAGTTCGTGCCTACCATCGTTGTCGGTATTCCCGATATATCAACCTGTAGTGCAGAGAGGCCATACGTTCCATCGAGGATGGCGGTTACTATCTGCTTCTCATAGCCCATTAGCGTCGTACCTACACCTACAGCCCCTGTTGCCGCTGCTGTGGTAAGGAGACCGCCTACAGACGCTAGGAAGGCATCACACGTTCCGCCAGGAATAGCAGAGATCGCGTTGGAGATTGCTTCAAGAGAGTCGGTCGTGTCGTCGAAGTCAGATGCGTCTCCACCGATTGCTAATAGCTGTGCCATCGCGCTGTCGTCAATAACGTGAAGAAGCGACGCATCGGCAGTCGCCATGAGAAACCCTAGATTCTGTGCCGATTTACCTACCGCTCCGAATCCCGCCATGTCTCCTCCCTAGTTCGTTTCCCAACTGCAAGTCTTGATCGTCACTGTTTTGCCGTCAGGAACCACAGCGAATGTGCATCTGATGAGATAAAATGGGAATTTATCGGTTGTGGTCGTGTACTCTGATTCACCCGCAGGAACAGTGAATCCAGTAATATCGATTGGGAATGCTGCTGCTCCTGCTGGATCAACGCCGGATTCGAATGCTCCGTAGAGAGTGATCGTCAGGATCTGGTTGCTGGGATTCGTTGCACCATAAGTCAATCCACCATTCACGCTCATATCGACTTCCATGAAATGGAAATCGGTATCGTTGGCAACGAATGTCGACAACATCGCTCGAGGTTTTCCTGACTGCTGATTAGATATGTTGTCGCCTGATTCTACTGGTGTAGACGTCGCTGTATCCGCCATCTTGCCCTCCTGAAAAACAAAGAGACTCCTCGACGAACGTTTTGTTCGCCAGGAGCCTTCGTATACTTGCTCGACTACAACCTACAGCATTCTGCCTCTTATGTCAATAGCCTACTCATCTATCATATCAGCATTCCTAGTTCGTTAGGATGCTTCGCGCCTTTTGCCCGATTGCATCTGCTGCACGCGATTGCTAAATTAGATGGCCTTGTTGGGAATCCTTTGCTAACTGGGAAAATGTGATCTACATGCCTGTCACCCATACGAATCATCTTGTTGCAGATATAGCATCGCACTTTAGGATCTTCCTTCGCCTTGCGATAAATCTCAGCAATCTCTGCGCGATCACCGATGATTGAGCCAGCTATCCTAGCTCTTCGTACTGACGCATATGCTGCGTTTTCTGGCAGATGAGCGGCGTAGTATGCGTGGCGCTGTTCCTTGTGAGACGCTCGATATGCCACTTGATAGGCATGTACCTCTTCCTTGTGTGTATCGTTGTATGCTTTCTGGCGAGCGATGAGCTTCTCGGGATTTGCTGCATACCTGGCGGTCCTTTGAGCGAGAATCTTCTCTCGGTTCTTTGCGTAGTAGGCACGTCTCTTGGCTTTCTTGTCGATCAATTCATCAGCGACACGGAGTGACGTGAGACTTGGTTGGGCACTGATGGCCCCCTCCGTGCCGCCAAATATAGGTAATGCCGTATCCTTGTGTTTTCTCACGTCAAGGACAGTCTAGCGACTTACATGGTAGATGTCAATAGCCTCTACGTGTTTTTCCGGTTGCGGTTTTCACGCCATAGCCGCCTGACGCGCTTCCGGTATTTGCGCTTGATCCGTTTGCGCTCACCTGATTGCCAATAACAGACGTTCTTCCACTGCGTAAGCGCATCGTATTCGTCACCACCCGACATAGGGATACGCTGCTCTTTCATCTAGAACCACTCCTCATCAATGCTTCAGCGGCAACTCCGCGTTAGGCACAAGGTGGATCAATTGCTGCCCCTGGACCCATAATAGCAAGCCTGCAGGAGTACCAGCCCACACCCTCTGAACAATTCCGTTGTGCATCTTCAATGTGATAAGGCCAGTATGTCCAATAAATGAGACATTTTGCACAGCTACCATGCTCGTCTCAATGGACAACTGCCTTATCTGATCACGACTCAACGCCATTACAGTTTGACGAGCCTTCGCTCACCCTCACGCCACTTGAAACTCGTCGGGCAGATACCCCAAACAGCATGTTCGTTGTCGTACTCATAGGTATCAGTCCCCTTCTGAGGAATCCTCGGAGGCTGTATCTCTACCTTGCCAGTGCCTCTGCACTTATCACAGACTTCTTCTTCCTCAGTGCTTCCTTCACCTTCACAGCGGTCACACTGCTCCCAGCCAATCTCTCTGACGGCCAGCAGCTTCGCAGGGACTCTCTGCAGCTTCAGCCTCTCGTTCCCTCCAAGCGTGATCTCAATCCAGACGGTTCGCATCTGATCGTCATCAAATCCCTTACCAGGATGCTGCGTCATCAGCACCTTGAACGACTGGAATGCTGGGATATTTGGCGGTGATTTCTTCTGTCGGGCTCCCAACTGCGCGAACGGATGCCAATCTTCACGTTTCTGAACTGCGTCGAGGAAGTTCCTGCATAGGTCCAATACCTCTTTGTTCCTTAATTTGGTTGCGTCACTCATGATTCTCCTTATCGTTATCCTTGCCAGCCATCAACGGCAGAAGCCAATCCCATCCTTCCGTTAGCAACTCAGGCCAGTTAATAAATATCCGCTTGACAACATCAACATCCTTCCATGAAGGACAGAACACGCCAGAATCCCACGCATGACCAATAGGGACCAATAACGCCGCTGCCTCCGATTTCTTGATGTGGACTTTCATCTTCATCACCACCCAACAGTTACCAGTCGCCAAAGAACTCGGCACAGTGCCACCGTTACGAATATCACGAACCAGCCGGCAAAGAACCAGCACTCGTAGTAAGCTGCCTTCGCCAAGAATCGATACTTCTTCGGCAGATCCTTCATCTTAGTGTTCCTAGCACGCATCCAGTACGTCTGCTGTCCAAGAATCGACAGCCACACGAACATCGCAGCGCCGAAGAAAACGAACAGCTTCCCAATGCTATACAGCGTATCAAGCGGTGTCGTCATTCCTGTCTCCTTCCATAAATCTCTGTGCCTCCAGGCCCAACAGCCGTGCAATCTAACTGCCCCTTAGTTATCAAGGTAGGTGCTTCACCGTCAACGCCTAGTCTGAAGACGATCATATTCTGGAAACTGAGCATGAAATCTGTCATAGACTTGTATGCCTTGATCGCCAGGGCCTCAGTTCTGAACGTCGCATACGTGATGTACTCGCCGCTCCACGTCACAACAGACATGCGCCAGATCGCTTCACCTTCATGCGTATGCCTGCATGGAGGCTTCAGACGTGACACAGAATAAATGCCGCCGTCTTGCCCTCTTATGTATTTCATAGTCCGATCTCCATTCGCGCCAGTATTTTGAACGAGTTCTCCATCTCTCCATAACTTCCTCGGATGTACTTGACCAGTAGCACTTCTGCCTCCGTTTGCACCATCCAAAGTTCATTATTGTCGTCTACTCCAAGAATTCCATCCGCATTCGGGAATACTGTATTTATCCCTTCTCTGATCGCTCGTTGCCCCATACAACTCACAAGCATGATAGCCACTAATGCCAGTACCACGACCGCGCTGAATCTCTTCAGTTTCATAGCTCGTAATCCCCCATCTCAAGATCTGCCGGATGGCCAGCACCGTAACATGGAGGTTCCAGCACACCAAACTGGCTATGTGCATGGCCATTCGCCCTGTGCCATACTGGACATGACTCAGGGCAGGTAGGATCCGTTTCTCCTGGTCTATGCACCGCGTAGAATCCGTGTCCCTCAATCGTTCTTACCCAAACGACCTCTGCGTCCCACCCGCCCTTCGCCTTCAGTATCGTGCCTTTCGTCAGTTTCATGATTCATCTCCCTCTACAGTAAGCCGCCCGTGCCATACGTTCTCTAGCTCGTATGTAACTTCATGCCCCATTATCACAGTTCGATACGCGATAGGTTTGTGCGTTTTCTTGTCTAGGATAGCGACCATTCTTTCTGGATGGATTCTAATCGGACACGATCCATCTTTGTTCTCCACCACGTATCCGCCCCCATAAACAAGGATATCGCTGGCAACTTTATCTCGCGTTTCTTTATCTCTCATCCACGCTTTATTCATGTTCATACCTCCACTGATGCACTGCCGACGTTCGCCATCGATCGTGTAGAATTGTCCAACCTCAAGTGGCGTTGCTGCCTCCCATTCGCTCATCGTCTCCCCCTCCCTCTCGGGCTGAAGAACTGTGTCCTCTCACCGTCAGAGCCTTCGAATCGGCTCCCTGCAAATACCGCGTAGTTGAACGCATGGACGTAATGGTCAGGCTTCGTATGCACATACGATACGTATACAGCCCCGTCCGCCCTCGTCACGTACTGTCTTGATACTGCCCTGAAGTGGTCCCAGAAGTCTGTCGGTAGATTCGACGGAACTCCCTCAGTCTTAGAAAGAATCTTCGCCACTGCATTGTCGATCATCGGTGTCCTCAGGCCGCTGTACAGAGGTACTCCGTTCTTTTCCCCGTACTTCTCCTCCGTGGCCATAGGATTGGGGTTGTACTCGACCAGAGTGACTCTTCCTGGGAATAGCCTTGCGAACTCTGAGGCTTTCGTCGTCTCGGGTCGGACATCGATCGCGCAATGGTCAACATTGTATGCGTGCATCATTCGTCCAAGCTCTTCCCACTGAGCACTCCCAACCAGATTCCCTGCCCACAAGATGCCGCCATACGATCGCCTTACTACCACATGGAGCAATGTCCCTACGTCGACGCCCATCACGCTCTGTCGATCGTAGGAAGGGATCATCTCTCCCATCGATGGCAAGCCTGATACGTCTGTGATTCGCGTTCCAGCCTCTGCCCAAGGAAGTCCAAGCCGTAGATTGTAGAATGCGCCCATCTTCGTAGGATCCCCTCGGATGAGTTCCCACTCCTCGAGCATTTCAATCGGCTGTACTGTCGGTGATGCAAAATGCCCCATTGAATAGGACTTGTGAGGATTCTCAGGCTCTTCGTGTATCCATTTACCGTTTTTCTTGTCTAGGACGTGATCGTAGTCTGGGCACATGACATCATACGGATGATTTACGTTCGCGCTGTCAGGCCACCTCGGGACCTTGTACTCTTGGCACTTCTCACACCACAGAGCATGTTCGCCCTTTGATCCTTCCAGGTAATCGATGTGAATGCCGTGTTCCGGTATCGATGGGTTAGAGAGTCGCAGCACCCATTTGTGTTTCCTTCCCTGTAGACGCCCTTGAGATGCAGCAACGCCCAATGGCTCCATCTGGTCTTTCTCGTCCTGCACTACCATTCCGACAGAGAACTCAACCAAGCTTCCTGGGGACTTCGCACCACGGAAGTATATTGGTTGCTTCCATCCGATCTTTAGCCCAACACTATCAGCCTCTCCAGAGAATCCTTCTCTGATATATGGTGAGATCTCAATCGCAGGGTCTAGCCTAGCGAGTACGAATGGACCTAACTGCTTGTCCGTCTGAAGCATGTACAGGCAGGGTTCTTTCTTCACATCCATGAACCATAATGCCATATTGATTGCCCATTCTGAGAACCCGGTCTGAACGCTCTTCATTACAGTTATTCTACCACCTGGGATTCTAAGACGAGATGCTTCAATATATATCTCATATAGGTATTCCATATACCGATCAGGATTAAATAGCGAGTAGGTGCATCCATCGGGCATGACCCGATAGGAATTTGCCCACTGATACGCATTCGCACCGGCTTTCGCACGCGATGCAGCAATTGCCTCTTTTCCTGAAAACGTCTGTCTAGTCACACTGGCTCCTCTTCTAGCCATCCCCATGTTTTTCCATTTGCGATAAGCCCTATAGCAGCCCTAGACATCCCGACGCTCTTAGCAATAGCTGTCTGCGTTTCGTGCTTTAGCCTTCTGCGGATATTGTGGATCTTGCTCTCGGTAAGTTTAGCGTAGGGGTTCTTTTCTCCTCTCTCATCCCATGGAGTTTTCAGTCCGAGTCTATACGCATGTCTTTGATTCTCTGAAGAAGTCGTATACTCAAGATTCGACCGTTGGCAGTTTCCTTTGATTCCATCTTTATGGTTTGTTTCTAATCCATCTGGGCATGGGCCTACAAATGCAGCCATCACTACGCGATGAACTAATGCTGTCTTCTGTTCATTATCTTGACGGAGACACACGTATGAATATCCATGTCGATTCGTTGATGGACTCATCATCCTGCCAACAACAGTACCTTGCCTCTTCTTCACATTTCGTATCCGCCCGAGATTGCTAACCTCGTACCATCCCTCGTACCCAACGACTGATCTCCATTCTTCCGCCATCAGCTATCGCTTCCTCTGGATCCGTTTGACATCTCTTGCGATCGCCTCTCTGACAAGTTCAGCCACTGATGTTCGTTCGCCAAGTATCCGCAGTCTCTTCACTTCTGCTTTATAGAACTCGACATGCTCTTTGGGAACAGTTGCCGATGTCCGTTCCATGTCTGGTGCTACGGCCATGTCTACTCCTTCAGCAGCAGTCCTCCCGCTGTACTACGCAGGAGGTATGCCGCCATCTTCTACTCAATGAATCTTATTGCGCCGTCACGCCATCAAGCGGCATCGACACAGAAGACGTTCCATCGCCAGCGTTAAACGGCAACTCTGGATTCAGATATGCGTCCAGCTTGGCAATCAATTCGATCCCAGCAATCACAGCGTCATGATCTCCTAGCTTCTCCTTCTTGTCAGCCAGGACGGTTCGCAGTTGCATGATCTCAAGGCCAGTCAACGGCAATGCGTTCTGCGCCCTCAGTGATTCTATTTGCTGCTCCAGCTTGTCTATCTCATTCTGTAGCTGCCATGGAGTCTTCTCCGCCGATGTCGTTCCGCCAGTTGCTACTTCAGATGCAATCTTTTCATCCTTAGCCACGTTCACGCTCCTTGTGATTCCTCTTTTTCAAGATACTCCTCGATCGCTTTCAACAAAACGTAGTTAAACGATCGATCCTTCTTCGCGCCGACCGCAATCATTCGCTCGATCAGCCTCTCTTCGACTTTCTTCTGAGGCACGTAGATAGTCGCCGTTTGCATCAATTTCTTCGCCATTCAGATCATCTCCATTTCCGCATTAAGTGTAATAGGTGATGCACATAAGAGCAATCACCATGTTCACAGATACCTCCGGCGCTGAGTGCAAATCTACACTCGGTAATCATGTGAGGTGATAACGCCGGAGGATTGTTCATTTCTTTACCGTGATCGTGATTATTACCTTGTTGCCACTAGGATCCCTTTCGTAGTTACGCCACCCATCTACTGGATCGACTTGCTTGACCCCATATTCTGCATTGATCTCAACGTTACAAGTTGAGCCAAGAGCCTCTGTCAGCGTTGATACTGCTGCTGCAATCTTCAAATCGCGTTCCTGATTAGACGATAGGAACAACACATTTGTCATGTTCTCTGCAGCAGCATCACACTTCTGTTGATCCCATCCCATTATTACTCCTTCATATCTCGTATCGCAGCAGCACATTCTTCGGGGCAAACAATTTCCTTCACCATCTGTTCACACGTCTTCGCGCACTCCTCGATTGTCTCGTTGCGGCCAGCGCGGTTGTTCCAGGCGGCTATTGCCGCCATTTCATTGTCCTGATATCTGGCGTTCTCCATCATTAGATTTGATTCTGCCCCACACTGAGTGCATTTGGTCACAACCCAAGGACATCCTGGATCAATGATTGCTTTGGCAAAGGCACCACAAAACGGACACGGCTTCAGTTTCTCAGCCATCACAGTCTCCCCAGAGCATCAGCCATCATCGCAAACCACACCATGAAGACGACGAACTTGACGATGTACTCCAATTCAATTTTCATTTGAGCTCCTTGATCTTTCTTAACTCGACAATCATGTCGCTGGCATTTGAGAACGTCTCGCTACATCTCTCGCATTGATGATCGTCCATGAATTGAGACAACGTTTCTTGAGCACATTTAGCAAGCGTGTCTTTGTCCTCCAGTAGCATCCTAAGATGATCCGACAGATTCTCCTTCAGAGAAGCAACTGCTTCATCAACTGTTCCGCCTTCGCCCCATTCAAACGGCTTCTCGCATTCAACATAGATTACTCCATCTATCCTCGCCCAACTGCTAATCTTGAACGCCTTATGGGTATACCATCCTGGGAAATGAGAGATTGTGTTTGGCACACCATGCCTCTTCACGATTTCATATCCTTGACCTGATTGCCCTTGCAGATCTTCATCGACATATCAGTCTTTGTGAGCTCTACTCGAGACGAGGCTGTCATCCTCTCCTGTCTATCACGCGTCGACACATCAATGATGCCAAGATCTGAATCAGTGACAATCCATCCAGGATACTTAGCATGGAATTTGCTTGTAATGACGTGCATGGCATCACTTATCTCTTGCTCTAACGCTACCTTCGCAGTCTTGATCTCTTTCGTGGCTCTCGGCTTAGGCATGACGCTCCCTCCACTGATCGAACTCAGATACCGTCAGGACTACTATGAATTTACCAGACACCTTCTCCCCGTCGGTTGTCTCAACGCTCACACCGTACTTCGATCGTGTACGCCACCATCGGACAGGATGGATTCTTCGATTATTCCACACTGCTCTTATCTTCCCAGGATCGAAGTCGTCAAGATTCTTGTGCGCGACGATGCAATTCATTTCCGCCAGTCCGTTATACACTTCTTGCAGATGTGGCGGCGCCTGTAGCCGATGAACGTATGCCCACACACAACGCACCGATTCTTGTGGCGCCCATGGTGGTGCTTGGTGTCTTCTTCCCAGTCACGTTCGCTGAGTGCTGGCTTCTCTGCAGTCTTAGGCATCATCACACTCCTTCATATATGCAGGAGTGACGGCGCGGGCTCTCTTCCTACGCCGCCCTCCTTGGAGGTTGTCGACTCATTCCGTGGCGTGCCCCTGCGACAAGCGAGGCGCAAGGCTTTTACGGCACGACCACATCATGGCCGACGACATTTCAGTTCACTGATGTCTTTGGCCTCGGTCTGTCGAACGAGAACATAAACGGCACATCCATTCCTCCGGCCATAGCTGATTGCTGTATCACATTCTGCAGCTGTTCTTCTCCGAATCGCATCGCGCCGTAGCGTTCAGCCATTGGCCCTGTCAACTCGCGCACCTTCGGCATCATCATATTCCCAGCGATGACAAGCTCGATTCCTACGAATGTGAAGCCTCCCGCTGGGACTTCAAAGTTGACGCCATTCAACATGATGCCATTGCCACCTGTATGTCGAATGAGTCCCTGCATGGTGTTAAATCTCAGCGGTTGCTCTGCCATCTAAATCCCCTCCACTGCAATCATACTACCTTTACTGCTCGCTGGAGCCGTCTCCGTAGCCGGAGCCGTAGCCGGAGCCGTAGCCGTCTCCGTAGCTGGAGCCGTAGCCGGAGCCGGAGCCGGAGCCGGAGCCGGAGCCGGAGCCGTAGCCGGAGCCGGAGCCGGAGCCGGAGCCGTAGCCGGAGCCGGAGCCGGAGCCGTAGCCAACTGCCCAAGAAGGAAGTTCTCCTGCTAGGATACGCATGATGCCGTCTCCCACGCTTTTACCGCAGGGCTCTCGACTTCGCTAACCGAGCAGATGCCACGCAGTTCAATCTGGCTGACCTGCGCACCAATTCTACATTGATCGTTAGGGCCAACAGTAGCCAACCCAGCAAATCCTCCAACTGACTTGTGCCAGTAGATGCAGTTGCGTGCATTCAACAGCACGATAGGATCTCCAGATGTGTCGTCTGCATACCCGAAAAACACCCCGCGCTTGTCCGTAGTCACCAACACTGGACGGCCTAGCTTGCATTCAAGCGTAGGCACATCTCCCAACAACGCATCAATCTTGCTGCGTTCCTCGATCAAGTTCTTCCGTGTTTCGTCTGACAGGTTCATGTTGCCTCCTAAAGTCTTGTTCCGCAATCATACTACATTCTCTGAGGTGATGCAATTACTTGACCTGCCCCATCGCTGTCAGAAAGTTCGCTACGAGTCTGAACGGGAACTTAATACACTCCCATGCAGCCTTGAGATAGTTCTTTCGTGCTGGCATACATAGCCATGGACGCGGTTCAATACGAGGTTCAATCTTGAGAGTTATCGGTACTGATCTCTTTGCCGCTGATGAAGAGAAGCCGCTTACGTCAATCCCTTGCTCTGCGTCGGCACCATCAACGATCGGAGTTATGAGCTCAACGCACGCAGCGAACCATTCCTCTTCTGTTCTACCACCAGAACCAGGGAACGTATCCAGCACGGCCTTCGCTACCCTCTCCGATGTCGTCAACTCTCTGCCGGCAATCCTGCCACAGAACGGGCATGGATACGTCTTGTGCGACAGACACGCTCGATGGCCACATGCTACGCCGTCAGGAAGATTCATAAATCCTCCTCGTGCGTGGCGCGGATAGCATGGCACTTCACGCAGACCTCTCCGCCAGATACAACCTCGTTTGTTGCGTCCACCCATTCGTGATCGCATTCGTCCTCGAATAGCGCAAGGGCGGCTTGCGCACCTCTAATTGCCTCTCTGTCCGGTGTCTCGCCAAATTCCATCACATCACTGCTTGTGCAGGTTTCAATCAGATCATTCAGCGCCTTCTTCACAGGCTCCAGCTTCGCCGCTACGATGTTCTCAAGCATCGCTGCCGACATCTCTCCCCCCGGGCACTGCCGGTCTTCGATATGCTCCGCAATCTCTTTCGCTATCTTCATGATGCGTTCTCCGTCTGTACTCCACCATTGTTGCAATAGGGCAGCTTGCCGCGGTATTCAGCCCTTGCCAGCATGTCACACGACACGCTAGTCGCCAGAGCGACGTCGAACTCATCAAACACGATGCCTTCTGGATCGTCTCTTGAATCTTGTATCCCGAACAGTTCCATGCTCCCGTCGCTATCATTCCTGGAGACGACCAATGCCAATCCGAGAGGATGGAAGAATCTCCTGTTCGCTTCCTGGAGATACCCTTTCTCTTTGAATTCCCTGATGTCCATGTGCTTCACTTCACTCATGAGCCCTCCATCTGTGCTATCTGTGCATCCCTCTCTCCAACTTCTGCTTCCAGTTCTGCAACGCGCTCTTTCAGAGTGTAGTTGTAGTTTTCAAGATCAGAAATCCTGTCATCGAGTTCTCCGATTTCATCCTTCAGATTGTCGAGCGTTTGGTCTGTGTCTCTACTCATCATCCCTCCGCAAAACCTGGATCGATTTCTACATCAACATTCTCTTCATCGTCGTCCGCTGATCCCGCCCATCGCACTTCGTACTTGTCCTTCTCAGTGATGAACGTAACGACGTATCCAAGATCATCAGTGAGGAATGCCCTAGACGCTGCATCAAGCTCGTCAGGATGGCACCTCACTCGACCACAGTTGTTCTTAGCCGCCTTGCCGATCCTCGCCAACACATACTGGAGTTGCTTGTTCGTTCGAATCGTCATCCGCTGTCGCATCGATTCAGCTGTAACAGGCGCGAACGATCTCTCTTTGTTGTTCCTTGAGCGCACGACGCCAGCGTTTTTCTCAGTCATCTATCCTCCATATTCAGCGAGCAGGAGCCCACCGCCCGACAACTTAAACTCAAGTTTCTTCCGTTTGGTTTGGGATTCCCCACGATGGTCCTGCTCATTTCTTGTTGATGCCTCATGAGCTTCCTACGGTGTTCGCCCACGCCTGATACAAAGCAATGCTCATGACCGCAGTTCGGACAGTTAAGCACATGATTCCCATTCAAAGATAGATCGATGTCGAATTGAACGTATTTGCCACAGGCATGACACTGAAGTTCTTGCCTCTCAATTACTTTATCGGCCATCGCCAATCACCTCTCTTGGAAGTATATGATAAACTCCGAGGTGATGCAACTCAAAAGAAACGCACCCAGGGGCCTAAGTCCCAGGTGCGCCTCTCGAATCAAGGAGGTAATGCGTTGAAGCGGTGCTGCCTTTCCACACACAAACATAGCAAGATCAGGATGGAAATGCAAACGACGGGCAGGGATTGATACCTGCTTACTGTACATGCTTGCGGTCGCTAACCGTCAATATCGTTACGTCTTAGCTGACATCCCAGTCACCAGCACACAGCTCATTATGGGTTCAGCGTGTCCTTCCACACCGCCGTCGTTCGCATTCTACTACCAGCCCCACCCCAACACCACATCGAGGAATGTCGCAGCTACGGTGAGGCTGGTTCGTGCTTCATTACTGCGGAACTGTAACTCCAATCTGATTCTGATATATGCCGCCGCTCTCTTTCTCAGTGTACGTTCGATCCGGCCTCTCGCCTCGGAAGAAGACTACCTGTGCGATCCCTTTGCCGACATGCAATCGAATCGGATTCGGAGACACATTCGCCAACTCAAGAGTCAGAATTCCTTTCCATCCAGGCTCCAGCGGCGTTACGTTCACCAAAAGCCCGCAACGAGCGTAAGACGACTTGCCCCAGCACACTCCACAGACATCGTTAGGCATGTTAAACGTCTCCACGGACTCAGTTAGGACGTGGTGTCCAGGATGCAGGATAAACTCGTCCTCGCGCTTGAGAACATGGCATAGATTCGAATCGTAATCGATCGGGTCAGCGATGATGTCAATCCGTGATGCCAGAAGGAAATTACTTCCTAGTCTTAGGTCATAACCGAAGGAGCCCAAGCCGAACGATGGCTTGCCTACCTGCATAGATAGGAATGGCTTGATCATTGGATCGTCTGAAAACATGCACAACTCGTGGATCTGTCTGTCGTTAAGAATCATTTCGCCACCTCAAGAAACTCTGGATGCTCTGCCTGTATCACAACTTGAGTACAGAATATCTGCCATTCTATCAGCTTGTGGTGCCGTCGCTGCTGGATCATCCGCTTCAACGCCATGTAGTTCGTGCAGACAATCCGCCGCTGTAGGAAGGACTCAGGAAGAAGTCCTTTCGCATGGGCAAGATCTCCTGCCTTGATCACTGCGTTGATGATGTCAAGATACACATCATGTACCTCACACGAGAAGTTATCTTCAGTGAGCTCTCCATCAAGCAGCGTGTGCATCGTAGATTCTGATTGAGCAGATGTCCCAATACGATATGTAGCAAATTGCTGCCACCAATATCGAGGAGCTTCGATATCCAGCCACACTGCAATGCTCTCGAGAAACTTCGAATGACTCCCGCCTCTCTTTACCAGCTTGTCAGCAACCACTTTCATATCTCCACCACTGTTGTAGCTCAGAGATATCCCCAGCAGTGCTTCTTCAAATCCAGCTTCACGCAGAATCTCTACTTTCATCTTCATTCTCCTATCAATCATCGTCAGTCCGACAGTTCTTCATCCTCACATCTCGTGGCCTGTACCTTAACTTCACCCACCAGCTCTTAGGGATCCTGCTGCATGGACAATACCTGCCTGTGTCTTCATCTCCGTCTGTCCGCACTTCCTTCTTGGCCATGCACCTATCCTACTAGAAACTCTCAGGTGATGCAAGTTCGCTGGAAATTTCAGAAATAAAAAATGGCACCCCCCCCTCCAAAAGAAATCCAGCTAGGATTAAAAGATGTTTCGAATTGGCACTTTTGAAACTGGGAGCAGAAAATCTTGAGCATGCCCTTTTCAAATTATTACCAGAAAATCTTGAGCAACCTCCCCCCTCTCCCGTTGGTCGTGCAATCGGGGCCATACGGGATCCGAACAGCTCATCGATCCCGGTGCCGGCATGCGCTCGGCATGCGCTCATCCGTGTCGCTCATCCGCTCATCCGTTTGATTGTGTGACATGCTCGGCATGCTCGGCTCGGCTCATCCGTGTCGCCTAGGCTCATCCGCTCATCCATGTCACACACTGCCCATTAAGTGACACGTGTCCAGATAGAAAGGTGACACTGTTCCCTAGTATTACCCTATAGGGATTCGCTATGATGGTACATCTAACAGTGAGGTGATGGATATGACTCAGAAGTGGACAGCACGACGAGCAAGGGAAGAAGCAAAGACAGTCAACTGCCTAGGCGATGGCCAGATTATATGTGCCAGAGTTCAACGCTATTCTATATTTGGCGAGGAGCTCAGTCCCCCTGCATTAAATGGAACTGGATCCTTCTGCACCCATTCAACATGGGAGCACATCGCAGAAGCATTAAACGGCGAGCGATCAATCACGCTAGGAAGGTGCTTCACATCGTGAACAACCAAGTACACGTCGAAGCTATGACAGCGACGCAACGCGCTAGCCTGGCTGTGGTACTGGCCAGGCTGCAGGGCAACAACAACGAGGAGGAAGACAATGCCTAAGACAATGACAGACGGACCCGTAGAGATCGTGCTTCTATCCTATCGAGAGCGTTGGCTCAAGGCGTGCGAGTATGACGGCATTGACCCCAAAGCTATGTTCATCGTGTTCAGTGAGGAGAATCCCTACGCTTGCTAGTGAGGGGAGATCAGGGGCGTCTGCAGCACTGGACGCCCTTTTCTCTTTGGCTATCGCACTGTATACTCGATGCCATCACGTATACAATGGAGTTGGTGAAGTATGGCTACACGTTGCAAGGTATGTCAAGCTCCCATCCTGTCTACAGTAGAGAAGCAATACGGCAAGTGTACTGCTTGCTTGAAGAAAGAGAGAATGGCGCAAGCGTCACAGATCGTTTCACGGGTTGAAACAGGCGAACCGGCCACCCCTACACGTATACACAAGGGCGAACCGGCATGTATACCCCTACAGGATAGCGATAAGGCGAACTCTGTCCTTCTCACGTTCCGAGTGTGCCCAATAGTTGAAGACTTGCTATCCAAGCGAATACAGGAGGGCGAACTAACGAAAGCCGCCTACCTCAGGGCGATACTGTACCGCGAGCTTGGCTATGAGTGAGTTGGCGAAATCGAGTGTATACCTTATCCAGTAACGTATACACGGCTATTCTTTGTGGCGGCGAACTCCAGGCGAACCGGCGGAACTGGCCACGGGGTCAGGATCTCCGGCGATCTCAGGCGATTCTGCCACGGTGTACTCCACGTCAAGCGGTTGCCCGTTGTCGATAGCGTTGAGGGCTTGTTGTGCTAATCTGCTGCGTAATTCCAACATTTTAGCTTCTTCCAGCGGGATAGGAAGCTCAATATCGGGCAATTCAGCACGCGAGAAAATGGCGGTTGCTTGTCCAGATAATAGACGTCGATGCCTGCCTGTCTCGGTTAGCGTTCTCATGCCGGTGTTTATGATCGTGCTTAGTTTGTCCGCTGACATTTCCTCGAGTCGTGCGGTTGCTGCTAGAACGGCCTCAAGCGGTGCATCTTCTGGCGGGAATAGCAATTCAAGCGATTTGAGGACAACGGCCTGCAGGCGTTCTTCTAGTGCTCTGAAAGATGAGATGTCATCTGCACGAGTTTCGGCAATGATGCCTGCGATACGATCGAAAGTGAGTTGGTGGATCTCTCTGTAATGCTGATTACGCTTGGTTATCCAATCGCCTTTCTTATCGCTGTGATTCTTGACAGTGGAGAACGGTACACCCTTGAACTCTGCGAAATCTTGAATAGACATCGTAGGCTGGGTAAGGAATTCAGCGAGCAAAGCGGGCCAATCGTAATCTGTTACCCTTTTCTTGGTTGTACCATTTGAGGACATACGACCCCCTTATCCCTTTGATGCAGCAGAGTACGGAATTAGGCCTTGTGAATTCAAGAGCGCACCTACCTTGTGTGTGTTAGTTCTTCTTCTGTGAATCGCGTCTAGGTCTATCCCAATAAGGGTTTTTGCACTTAGGACACACGCATTGATAGGCTCACTCACGCTGAGATCAACCGCGTATGTACCATGAACCTTGGTTATGTCAAGACGATCTACACAGACCAAGCGCGGCGGTTCAAGATCCTGTCCAAGTTCGGGCTACATCGTACTGTCAATCATTGGCTCCACTACTCAGAGAATGGTGTGCACGTGAACCATGTGGAGAATGCGTGGTCGCTTTTCAAGCGAGGACTCGTCGGTGTCTACCATCATGTATCGGCCATCCATCTACAGGAATATCTGGATGAGTTCGCGTTTAGATGCTCGCACAGGGATGAAAGGGCTAAGTTGATGGATTTAGTTCTTCAGAGTTGCTAGACGCTTCTTCAGAGATGATCCTGAACATTTCTTTCCATGCTTTGCACAACTTCCTAGCCGATTTCAACACTTGTGGTTTCTCTGCGGTGCTATATCGCTCTATCTTTCCCTTTGTAATCCTCACAATGTCAAATGGCTCGCCGACACCATAAAAGCGATCTGCTGTAACCATCAGGCATAACGCCACAATTATCTCTGCTTCGGCAACTGTTGGCAAAGGCTTCCCAATTGGGGCAAGCGTTGGAAGGAGGGCGTTTGCAAAGGCATTTACTCCTATGCAATGCGCTCTCTGCATCGGGGCAAATGAATAGCCAGTCTGAGGAGATACCTCTCCAATAGATGCTTCCCCGTCGAAGGATGCAAGCAGTAGTCGCAGATCTAGAACTTTCGGATCAACCGCACCGTTTTTCAAGTCATATGTTTCCCTATAAAAGTCTGGCCTATGCGAGTGCCCTTGGACGCTTCCCAGGAAGCAACTGCCGAAGAAGTCTCCGATCTGGTCTGCGTCTTTCAGACTTCGCGCATGTTCCAATAGGCCATGGTGTCCTAGAATACCCTTGGCAACATTCCCAGTTCCAGAAAGCCCTACGGCCATCGTGTCGCTAACTTCTACAATCTTGCTGACGCCATTGCGTTTGGATCCATCCGATCGTGTTTCCTGTGTATCTGTACCCAAAACAACACCGTCTTTTGCTGCAACTGCGACACATAGAGTCATATTGGGAAGAGTATACACCTCTTCCATGTACATTGGCGCAACCCCGTCCCAGAAAGCGTACAAAGGGCCGTATCTCTCCCGTTCTATCGGGAATGATGGGAGGTCTGCCATTGTTAGAGGATTGTCATCCCTCATATTGACTCTTCCATCAGTTCTCGCCTATTCTGTGTGGTAGTCCCGCGTGGACTACAAAGGGGGTGATTGTCTTGATCAGCGTAGTGCTGCAACACATGAACCCTACCCATGCCGATAACCGTACTTGATGGTCCAAGCCGCGGTCAAGGTCGAGGGACGGATGAGGGAGCGACCATGCGAACTCTCCGTATCCAGCAAAGTGTGGCCCTGGAAGACGACTGCTCGCGTCACGGGGAAATGACAGGGCTGAGCAGCAAGGACCCGTCGAAAGACACTCCTTTGGCACCCCAGGCTTCCGTGTTAGATGGGGTGCTGTCCTTTGCAGCCCTGCTGCGTTTTCGGCGTTATTCTTCTTCGTGCTGCGTGAAAGGGATAAGCGTGACATACGACCATTATACGGCGAGACATAGCGACGGGGCAAGGGTATTGAGACTGTCGCCATTTATAGGTAATATCTGATTGAGGTGATACGAGATGCTAAAGAAGGAAGCACTGCAAACATGGAAGGAACTCTCACCCGGTCAGGATCCCCTACAGTATATGGCGCCATTGCCGTATAAGGCCAAGGGTTCGACGTATGGCGCGTGCGGGGTGCGGATTGACGGGAACCCGGAGTTTATCGATGCCGTCCTATCGAATCTCCAGACGTTGATTGACGGTGAGAACAACGTCACGCGGCTGGGGTTGTCCAGGAACGAGGTAAGCGGTAAGGGCTTAGACAAGTCGTTTGACAATCAAGCGCGGGGGGCTCAGTGCTGCTACATCCGTTTGCACGTGCGCGGCTCAGAGGGTGCAATGATTGCGGGGATTTGTCACAACCACGATCAGGAAACCGAACGATACGCGGAAACAATCGGGGCGGTGTAACCATGCAGGCCATCATTGAAGCAAAAGAGCTGCAGCAAGCAGTTAAGCAAGCGGGAAAGGTTGCGGGGGGTAAGTCCTCAAGAATGCCTATCCTGCAGACGGTTCGTATTGACGCACTACCCGGGGAGTTGCAGTTGTCCGCAACGAATCTGCAAACGTGGGGTTATTCGTCCCCTGACTGCTTGACCTATAAAGACGAGGGGCCGGATTCCGTTATTGTGTCCGCGTCGATACTGGCAAAGATAACCGGGAAACTTCCAGCCGGTGAGGTTGTTCTATCAACTGAGGCCGGTACTCTGACAATCGGGGGCGCGGTCATTCCGACTCTGACCATTGAGGACTACCCAGATACACCGGGCGCGGCTCCGAGCTTCACACTCGGAGTATTCGCCGGCGACGTGTTCAAGGGGCTAACAAAGCGACTCAAGGCGGCGAGCTCAAAAACCGGGAATCGTCCAGAGCTTGCAGGTGTCAACGTGATATATAGCGAGGGGCGCGTCAAGTTCGCCTCTACAGACGGTTTCCGTCTACTGCTTGAGGAGTTCGCTACGGATTGCAACGAAGAAGGGGCCGTCCTAGTCAATGCTGCAGAACTGGCCAGGATTGCAACGCTTGTTAAGTCCTCGGAAAGCGTGCGGCTTGAAATTATCCACGGGGATTATGAGCGGCTTGTGGTCTCTTTCGCGTCTGCTTGCTATCAGTTGCGGGGTATCCCTGAGGAGTTCCCGGATTTTGAGCGCGTAATTCCCAAAGCGTGCGCGGTAGAGTTCACAGTGAATAGAAAAGCCTTGCTATCGGCGGTAAGGCGCGGGCTCATTGTCGCCTTTCGTGATTCCTTAGCGGTAACGCTTGCCACTGTAGGCGGTTCTAGTGTTCTGCAGATGTCCAGCGGTTGCCGTGACCTCGGGAGCTATAGCGAAAATGTAAGGCTTGACGATTCACCAAGCGCGGACGGTGAGCCGGTGAGCTTTAACGGTTCGCTACTCGAGGACGTTCTAAAGTTCGGGAAATCTGAAACAGTGCGCGTATCTCTCGGGGGGCGACTGCAGGCGGGGACGTTCTCAAGCTCTCCAGATACAGTCCCGGGGCGCGTGCTTCAATCGTGGGTAGTTATGCCGGTGAATGTATAAGCGTACCACCTCACCCGCTCGCGGGGGTTGAATTCCCTCGCGGGCGGCAAGCGGTAAAAACATCACGGGAGATGATGAGAATGACAACGGACACAGCACAAGCGAAGGACCAGGCACGGGCACAAGTTGAAAGCATTGTCGAGCTAATGGCGGCACTTGAGACGGCGCGGGAATCCGGCGAGGTATTGCTCGAAGGGTACGAATACGACGAAGACGGAATGCGGGAACGGATCCAAGAAAACGCATTAAGCGTTGAAGTTCGGCGCTCATGGTATGCACCGGGGACGGAAGACAAGCCGGACGAATTCTGCATACTGCTATGCACGGGGGGGCCTGCGGTGCGAATCATCGGAGATCTTAACGAATACTGCCAACCGACCTCGGCGCTGGTTCAGTTCCAGGACTGGGGCACACCGTGGACGGAATGGTTTGATATATCAAGCGAACAACGCGACGCGGTTCTTTCATACTGCCAGATGCACTACTTCGGAGAATAAGTATCACCTCCCAGTCGGGGCCGTCCGTGCGGGCGGTCCCAGGGAAAGGACGTGGAATCATGACAGATCAAGCAACGAAAGACCGGCTGGAATACCTGCGCGGCGAGATCGAAGCAGAGCGGATTAGCTATGGCGATCTCGTGGAACTACAAAACCTGTCTGACCATATCGAACCGGGAGACGTTCAACTACTGCAGTGGGCGGGCGTACCAGAAGAACAAGCAAAGCAAGTTCCCGCACCGAGATACAGATTTGGGTCCACCTGGACGGAAGACAGCGGAGCGCGTGGCGTCCATGTATGGGACACGACGAAAGAACAGCCGGAAAGCCTTCTTTGCTCTCTTGTATCTCACGACGGCGGAGACGACCCGCACGATGTCGCGCCCTTCGTCCAGATCATGAAGGCGCTCAACGCTTACCCGTCGATGGTGGCCGCGCTTACAAGCGCCCTAGAATTCATGCAGCGAGTCGAGGCGACAGAATGGGAAGACGGCGGCGCGGAAATCATCAACGAAGTCGAAGCGTTGCGCGAATTCATGAAATCGATCGACTGAGAGGGGGCGCGGGTCGTCCCGGGCGGACCGGGGCGACCCCAGGCACTGCCGAAAATAGGCGAAAATAGGCGAATTTCTGGAGGTGCAAGGTGAAAGGAATCAAGCGAAGGACGGCGAATAATTGCCGCGACTGCCAGCACTTCGACACGTCAGGCGACTGCGAACCGTGTTTGTCGTGCTATTCCAGCATGAACCGGCCAGCGTGGGAGCCTAGCGAGTCAAAGCGCGACAAAGTAGGCGATCATCTGCGACATCAGGAGAGGCATGAAGGCAGGCCCGATACTGGGCGAGAAAAGGCGAATTTGAAGGAGGCGGCGAATGCCATTTGAACCAGCACCAGGATACAAGAAGGTCGTAATCGCAGGCGCACCGCTGACAATCGGCGGGAATCAGGTATACCATCACGCAGGAAGAGGCGAATACGCGATCGAGCGAGACAGCATGTACCTCACACAGCCGACAGCGACGCAGCAGGCGATCCTTGAGCACGTGCTTGAAACGGCGGAATCAGGAGGCGCAGATGATCTACGAATGGCGAATAGAATGGCCTGACGAGGTAGGTGAATGGTGGTTCTATGGATGGAAATTTGGAGAGATAGAAGAGAAACCAAGGCGGTCACTTGTAAAGGTTTCTCTCACCGGGAACAACTCATTCGTTATCGTTGGAGATGGTCATTTTTGGTATGCCGAAGAGGGAGCAATCGGCTTATTTGTGAAGGCCGACCTGCCAGACTTGCCAACCGAGGCGATAGCTAAGATGAAGTTTGATATATCGCTCTCCCAGTAGTATGATGCAATCGAGGTGATTAAGATGATCCGTGTACACCCGATTAGGCGAATAGACCATATCCAGCGAATTAGGCGAAACTTGAAGACGGAGAAGACAGCGGCGATGTATTGCTTCTTCGTCACTGGCTGCAATACCAACCTGCGCGTATCCGATCTCCGGGGATTGACGTGGAGCTCAGTGTGGCTTGATGGTACGACCACGATGCGTGACCACCTCACGCTCATTGAGAAGAAGACGAATAAGCCACGGCGGATATTCATCAACGAGAATGTTGTCGAATCTCTCCGGTTCCTCTTGGATAGCCTCGGGCGTATCCCCGAGCGAGATGAGGCGATATTCAGGAATCCAATCACGCGAGAAGTCTACAGCCGCGAGCACCTTTCGCGGCAGATGGGGATTGAGGCGAAGCGTGTGGGAATTCAGGATCCTATCGCTGCCCATTCACTGCGAAAGACTTTCGGTTATCACGCTGTCGTTACGTTCGATCAGCAGTTGGCAGTAGTACAGGCGGCATTCAATCACTCGAACCAACGAGAGACCATGTTGTACCTCGGGCTGAATGACGACGATATCGAAATCGTCCATCAGACCGTTGCGCTTTAAGGAGGGTTGATGTCTAACCGCGTAACTGAGGAAGAGAAATCTAGGATGCGTGAGTTGAAGGCTGATGGGTGGACGTATGCAGCGATAGCAAGAGAGGCTGGATGCTGTAAGACAACTGTTGCATGTGTTTGCGACAAAGAATATGCGGCTAAACGAAAAGCTGAGGCGAAGGCGCGATGTCAAACACCAGAATACGAGGCCAAGCAGAAAGCGCGACGGCAGACGCCAGAATGGAAGACATATATGAAAGAGTTCTGCAATTCTCCAGATCAAAAGGCAAAACGGAAAGCATATCGAAATACTAAAGAGGCAAAGGCTAAGAAGAAGATCCGTGAATCGAGTCCAAAGTACAAAGCATGGCAGAAAGCCTATATGAAGGACTACTTCGATGCGCCAGAAAGGAAGACGAAGCAGAAATCATATCGCAATTCACCTGAGTACAAGGCTTATTGTGTGGCATATCAGAAGTATTTCAGGAATACAATTCAAGGCAAATTGGGACATAATCTACGAGAACGTTTGCGCCGTGCTCTCGACAGAAACTTCAAAACAGGCAGCGCCGTCCGAGACCTCGGCTGCACAATCAATGAACTCAAGGCACATCTTGAGGCGCTATTCCGTCCAGGTATGACGTGGGATAACTGGTCTTTCTACGGATGGCACATCGACCACATCAAGCCGCTTGCATCGTTCGACTTGACAGATAGGGAACAGTTCTTGCAGGCGTGTCACTACACAAACCTACAGCCTCTATGGGCGGAAGAGAATCTAGCCAAGGGAGGTATATACGAATGAACGTCCTCGGCATCATGGCGGCGATAACCGCGCCATATATCGTTGCAGGAGTCGGCGTCTTCATACTTCGTCTCGCAAGACGCCGACGGCCAATTACTCGTTCACTTGTCAAGGATCATACCTACCTCAAACGTTGATGTAGTCTGCGCTTGAGGCATATAATTAGTATACAGGCGATAGAACGAAAATACTACAGCGAAACAGGCGATAACGTAGACAGATACGGTGTTTTAGGAGGACACAAATGACCGCGATGACATGGGACAAGAAGGCAGTCGGCAAGATGATTTTGGATGCGCGTCTAAAGATGGGATTGTCGCTTGAAGATGCTGGGCGATTGGCAGGTATCAAGCCGTGCGTGATCTCCAGCCTTGAGAAGGGGCGACATAGTGCCCCGCCGCACAAAGGCACACAAGCGAAGCTCGATGCTGCACTTGGCATTTCACTTCCAATACCCCGCGGCATCCCGCAACGTACAACGATATACATCCCAGCGAGGATGGCGGCGATCGTCACAGATGCGATGACTGTGTATGACACTGAATCGCTTAGTGAGGCATTGATGTCGGCATTGAATGCTTGGGATGTTCAGCGAAAAAAGGTTGCGAAGTGGAACAAACAGCATCCAGAGAACCAAGTGTCTGGGTAATTGATGGAAGCGGGGGTGCGTTGCCCCCGCTTCCCAAGGCGATTATCTTCATCGTCTAAGATCTGACAGTGCGCGAGATAGATCCATGCTCGATCGTTTAGTGGCTCCAGTCTCTTTGAAATCCCAGTAAGCGTATCCATATTCTGTCTTGGTCGGACTCTTCTTACACCGCTTAGCCTTCTTCAGAAACCTCTCAGCCTCATAGATTGCAGCATCCAGCATTTGCATTTCCATCATCTATCACTCCTCATCTTGAACTGCGTTACAGCCAGCACGCTAGTTGCAGTCTGAGCAACTCCGCACATTTCAACTCCAGCACCGCACGTGCATCTCCATGGATGTCGTTCTGGGCGACTCATAACTAGGCGAAGGGGCATCATCACTTTCATCCGCTTCGATGATCCACGTCCTTGATTCACTCGCCGTAGTTGCTCAACGTCCTCTTTCGATGTCACGGCATACGGAATTGGCATACCGAACCAGGATACACGCTTGCATTTACGGCACATCGTCAGCTTCCAATTGGTTCTGATAGGTACTTCTGGCGCTTCTGGCTCAATCGGCAGAACTACGTTGCCTCTACTTCGATTCCACGGCATCTTCATGCTTCACTCCCGTCCTACGCTCTTCACTCTTCTTCCGGTGTACCCTGTAGTCAAACAGCTTCCGCACCATGTACGGATTGATTATCATCACGGCCATGTCGCGTTCTAGTTTCCTTGCCAATCCAGCCTCGATGCCCTTGAACCTGGATACCATTTCCATGATCTCAGCTTCTGTCGGATCACCTTCGAACTTGTCAGCCTCGGCAACCATATCCGGCAGGCATTTCAGGCTAGGCAATTTCATCCGTTGCCTGACAACTCTACCTCGGTCGCAATAGTCTCTCGTTTTAGGAATTATCCGCTGTGTCATTTCCATCCTTTATCGACGCCGTGAGAGGCGTTTCCTCGCGTTTTGGTATAACTATGCCATTTCGCGCCTCTGATTGGTCTGAGGCATGGATAAGACGATTACAGCTATGATTCACGGCTAGATCTTCTCTAATCAAACAGAATCTCCAGCATCCCACGCTTTCTTGACACCACGGAGGATGCTCTTAATGTCGATTAGAAGAAACGCATCTCTAGCTTTTGGCGGCTCGTGATTGAGAATCCTGTCCAAACATTTAATTGAATCATCGACGCGATCTCCATCAGCGATCATTATGTTTATGTTGCGGACAATTGGCATCATCCCTCCTAGTTATGTCGCTAGTGTGAACTATGACATCAAGTACACCGCCTTTTATCTCTGCCGCCGTCTCCACATACAACGTGAGCTTTCCACCCGACGCTTCATCGTAAGACGCAAAATTGACGGACGCATCTTCTGGAATTCCTTCGACACGTATTTTGCGGTCTTCGTTCAAGCCGCGCAGGATGTCAAGGATGAGTCCACCGCTAATCACGAACTTCTTCTCGCTCATTTCATGCCTCCTAGTTGTGCCGCTCGGATGCCAGCACTGCTTCTCTCTGTTCGTCGCAAGGTGTCGGACCCATCTGCGGAGGTCGCCCGTAGTGAGTCACTCCATCGACCATGGAGCCGCTTGGCCATAGATACCATCCAGCCTTGAAATCTGCATTGTCGTAGTATGCTGCTTGTCTGATACAGCCACGGTCCTTACGCCTGATCCAGTAGACCTTGTTGTCTTCCGGCAATCCTTCCTCGACTGGCTTCATGTCCATCTCGAACTTGATGTGTTCAGGCATCGTCATCCTCCTTCGTGAGATTCGCAATCACTTTGAACGAGTGGTTCGTGTAGTCACCGATCTTGGCAGACACGGCCTCTTCCCACAGACCACCTGGCGCCCAATCTACGATGGCTGCAGCCGGTTCGTGGGGATACTTGAGGTTCCCATCCTCATCCCGCTCAGTCATCTGCGTTTCTGTCCAGAAGTGGAAAGCCATGGCGTTGTACTTCTTGCCGAAGCTCAGCACTCGATCCTTCTGCTCCTTCGCAATCGCAATGAACGCCATGTTGTCGAGTGGAGCGTCAGGTATTCTGATATTCACAACGCATCGTGGAATCCTATGATTGAAACCAGGGAAGGGACCCATTGGTTTTTCCCATATATCAATCCTGGTTGCACCGTGCTGCTCACACGCTCCGATCTTCCGGTCACTCATTGTCATCCTCCTCTGCGTCGTATTGGCACACAAACTCTCCTGTTTCGGCCATGCCGTAGAATCCCTGTATTTCTGGAAGTCCATGCGTCAATGCAATTTCGTGACATCGCTTACTCGCCTCACGTAACTTCACGTCTGCAGCGTGTGGGCCGAACCTAGAAGACAGCATAGCTGATGCCTGTGCGCTTGCCGCCAATGATCTAATCTCATCTTGTTCTTCTTCTGTGGCGATTACTCCCGTTTCATTCATCGTCAGACTCCTCCTCCTATCGTTTGGGTCAACACACCCCACCATGCTAGACCGCCAATAACTATCGACAAAACTAATAGTGATCTGTGAGCCTTGCTGAAACTGATGCCTTTGCAGAACAAAGCACCCGCAGATATAGACAGCGTGAAGAATACCAACAATTGTCGTAGTTCAACGCTATACAGATGATCCATCGTCAGCCTCCTTAACTCCGATCTTGATATTGTCGAGGCGTTTGAGTAGATCCCCATGCAGAGTAGAGCGTGTATTTTTGGTGTAGCCAAAGATATTCACATGGTCAGCTATGCCCTCTGATCCTCTGAGCGTATCCATAATCACGATCATCTCAGCCATCGTCACGAACATCGTCAGCCTCCTTCGGTAGCGGCCAATGAATGACCTGTATCTTCGTCTTCTCATCGTCCTTCAACCGCAGGCTGTTCTTGACCGACGTGAGGTTCATCACGGCTTTGCCCATGCGGAACACAACTGGATACTCGATGTCCTGGCATATCTCGCCGTTGCGTATTGCGGCCTTCATGCCTAGCTCGTCGCGTGACTGAACGATTGCCATCCGCGTGACAATTTCTTCCCCTTGATTGACGCAGCAATGTATAGCAATTTCAGGCACAACCATGTAGTAAAATGGTTGCGAGATGCGAAGTCCTTTCGCAATCATCGCCTTCTTCAGATCGCTCAATGACTTCTCAGCCGACGTGTTCAGGAACGATTGCATCGAATCTACATCGTCGTCGAACAGCGTCATCGGAGCCTCACGGTCGATGATCTCTGTCAACTGGGGATTCGTCAGACCTTCTGGCCACTGGCATTTGTGATCCAAGAGCCAAACGTGTTTGTCGGCCAGGTCGTTAGCCGCTTCGGGGTCCCATCCTAAGCTCGACACTACCTGATCGAAGCTGGCCGCATCTTCGTAGAGATCTTTCCACACTAGACGTAACTCAAAGATGGTCATCGCGTGATAGCCTGTCAGTGTCTGGATTGCGTGCATGTTGCCAAGGTTCTCTTTCACGTGCTCGACGAACTGCTTGCGATAGAACCAGAGCTCGAACTTCGGATACTTCTCCCATTCTCCGATCGTGTCGCCTTCGAGCGATCGCCGCTCAACGACGAGGCCATTGTCAAGGTCATCCGGATCCCAGTGAACGATTTGAATCTTCGGGATGCTAACGCCTGGATGCTCCCAAGTTCGATGGAGTTCTGAATTGAGCGTGATGACGTTCTTGATGTCGTCAAGCTCTGAGCTTCCACCATGCCCGAGTCGTTTCCAGTGCGCTACGTCGACGACGCCTTGCCATTCAGGTCCGCCAGCGCCTGTTATCTGGCATCGATTCTTGTCTCGCTTCAGTGCATCCTGTCTAACAGATTCTTTCCTGCTCATCTCATCCTCCTAGTATCGAATCTTCACGCTTCATCGCTGGCTCGCGCAGCGCACGAAAATACTCGCCGTCAGCCTTCTTCCGAAACACCCTCGTATCAATCACGCCCTCGATGTCCTTCTCCTGATAGAGGATGCTAACCCTGGCTCTGATGGCCACATTACGCAACGGCCAGCACCTGAGCCCGTTTGCCCACTCAACGAGATCCCGTATCTCATGCGGCCTGGTGTATCTCAACGAAGTCTTACACTTCTCTTCTTTGGCCCCATACGCCGCCACCGTAGACCGCTTGTACATAAGGCGCTTCTGCCCGCCGTTAGGATTAGGCATGAGTTCTATATCCCATTTTAATCTCATAGCACGATCTCTTGCAGCGGTTACAGAGCATCCCATGATCTTTGCTGCTTCAGTCGTGCATATCCTGGTGTCAGGCATCGTCATCCCCGCTCATCAATTCCTTCGCGCACTTCTGGCATAGAGTGCGGTTTCCTACACGGACGAAATTTGCCAATGCCATCATCTCTCCGTTTAGGTGTGAACGCTTGCACCAATGGCATGATAGCGTGTCAACATGTTCGCCTTTTCTGAGTATCCGATAGCTAATTGACATCCGCTTGTAGTCGAGCTTGCACCACTTTGCTCTCCACGTCCTCGTGTGAGCAGGTATCGTCTTGGTCAACTCCATCTTCATGCGATCCCCCGAACGATCAGACCAGCGATCTTGTACAGGAACACGAGGATCCAGTAGCAAGCGGTGATGATGACTCCCATCGCAATCAATCCGCCGATTATTCGTGGAACGCCAGGTTTCATTCTCCCACCGTCCATGGATCAAGTACGACTAGCTGGCGATTGCCGTCTTCATCGTAGGTGTACGATGGAGCGAACTCCTGGAGCTCAACGTCCAAGGTTCCTTTACCGACGTCACGGCCATCGTAGGACACGACCACTGTGTACGTCCCTGGTAGCTGGAACTTGTGAACTACACCAACACGAGTGTTCCCCCACGGATCAACAGTTTGGTTGTGCGTGTTGTCGCTCCACTGGTCGGTCGTTCCGTCGCCCCAGTCGATTACCCATTCATGCCCGACGTTGTATTCCGGCGATGGATCAACCTCTGCCGCCAACAGAACTTTCGGCAACCAGTGGCTCATCCCCGTGCTGCGAACATTCGGAACCCATCGCATCTCGATACTAACAGCCTCACGTTCGAACAACGTGCATCCAGCCAACGATACCAACAAACTCAGTAGCAATGCTGCTACGACGATCTTCATTTTCATGGTTCTCTCCTTTGGTTCTAGGTTCTGTTTTTCAACTCTTCCTGCGATAGTCATTCCCAAGAACTTCAACGATCTCGCACGATTGCTGCAGCCTCGACATCATGTGTTCGCCGTACACGTCATACAGTTCATCAAGTTTGTGATTCGTAGCGATTGCTGTCGGCAACATCTGGCGATATCTAAAGTCGATGACCCTCTCGATCTCTTGTCGAAGGAACTCGGATTCCTTCTCTCTCCCAAGATCGTCGATGACCAACAGATGGCACGTCATGCACTCTTCTGTCATCGTTCCGTGGCTGTCAAGCGCATCGTCCCTCAACGCCTTGGCAAGATCCAAGATCATCCAGTAGTGGACCTTGGCGACAACGGATATCTCTGCTCGCGTCAAGTACGGTGCAGATCTATCGACTTCTCCATACTGTCCAGCCATCAAGTCTGCAATCGGAGGCACTTCAATTTCAGGTCCGCTCTCTTCAGCAGGGATGTAAGTCCGCAGCCGATTGAACTCTTTCACTGTTGAGATCAGCAGGTGCGTCTTTCCAGTGCCAACAGGTCCGCACAGGATGACACCATCTGATTTGCCGCTTGCCAATCTCTTACACGCTTCAAGCGCCTTGTTGCCAGATTGATTCGTAGCCTCGAATGTGTCAAAACTTGTTGCCGCATATCTGTCTCCAATGGTTGTCCCGCTGATCATGATTCCTCCTTGCTATCATTTGTCCTCAGAAAATCCTCTTTGCCGTGACGGTATCCACCTGTGTCTATCAGTCGCTTGCCGCTATTGCCGCCGCTACCGTTGCTCGATGGCTTTCGATGGTTCTTCCAGTCTTCCCAGTGGCGATCAGGCCCAACGAACGTAGCAGGAAGTTTGATCATGTTCGGTGCTGTCCCTTCGGCAATGCAGAATTCCCGATAATTCTTTGCCGCATTTAAGATCACAGATGGATCAATCGGCTTGTGTCCATTCACTTTCCCAGTTCGTCCATTCACGGTGGTAGTGATCCATGCTTTTCTTGCTGCTATCTTCCCGTCATTGCGTTTCATGGTTAGGAATTCTTTCCAGAAGATTTCGAATAGATCGGTCGAATCTTTTTCGACCAATAGTTTTTCTGGGTCTAGTCTAGTCTGGGTCTTGTCTAGGTCTAGGTCTAGTCTAGCGCACCGTCCACGGCCCGTCCCCGGCCCGTTTTCGATACGTTGTTCTAGAATAGCCTTCTCTTCTATGTTTGCTGGTTCTCTAGGAAACCTAATATCGGGGGCAACATCCTTGCGAATCCTTCTCCTCGGATTGATCAAATGGAGGTACTCTTCACCCTGAATCGAGTACATGCAAATGAGTGGTCCGACCTTGTTCGATACGAGTTCGGTACGCCAACGGCCCGTATCCGTAGCGGTAACGTGCCCCGCAGCAAAGCGATGACCATATAGGTATGCAAGAATCTTGACTGGACTGCCGTAGTAGTTGCCATAATCGTCTGCCTGAGCGACCAGACGTGTGAACAGGGTTTCTGCGCCAACAGAGACAGCATTTACTCGTTCACTGAATGGATATGATTTGAGTATTGGGTTCCACGGTTCTCGCCGTGTCGTGCCTTTTGCTGGCATTACATCAACTCCCGTAAGGTAGAGTACGTATGTAGGTGAGGTCGCCCCTTACGGGGACGACTTGCAAGCAAGGCCCCGGCGAGCCCCACCTACATATTGCATTGTACTCTGCCGCCTCCCTCATTCCAAGCCGCGCCTGTAATACGCCAGATAATTCAGTCTGTTCTCAGCCCTTGTCTTGTCCTCAGCCAACGAGAATTCAGCATTCCATCTCACGTCGTCGAAGATCAGCCATAGCTGCAAGTTCTGTTCGTACCCGTGACACATGAACATTGCAGTGATGAGGACCGCGTTGAGGATCAAGTAGAACATGGCGTGTCCTTCCTCAGATCCTTTCTCTCAGCAGCCAATGATTCCCGTATCTTTCTGTCAGCTATGGCTGTAGCCGACTGGGTCTCTTGGCGGATACGTTCAAATTCAGGATGAAGTTTCATCGTTGTCCTTTTCGTTGCGAGTCGCAATCTAGACCAAGGATGCCAGCAGCAAGCCGACACTCCGCTGTTGTCTCTGCAAGGTGCTGATCTGTCTGCCACATTGTCGCCTTCTTCTCGTGGAACTCCCACCACTTTGCACCTTCAACAAACGCGCTGATTAGTCGATCAGCTTCGGTCGTCACACCCCCATTCAATTCTGCATCGCTCATGTGTCCCTCCATGGAATGCCATTCATAAACGACATCGGCACTTGTTCAACAACCTTGGTTATCTTTCTGACACGGTAGAAGTTCCCTTTGCCTAGCACCTTTCGCTCATCAGCGGTCGGTTGACAGTCTCTAGGCCCCTGGAGTTCCTGGCACCAGTCTGGGAATACATCTCGCAACTGTCCACGGATAGACGACATGTACGTGGAGATCGCAGTCACCTTGATTCCGTACTTTCTGTCCAGAGCCGCGAGGAGTGACAACGGATCGTGCCACTCCCCGAGAGCTCCTGGCGCTGACATAATCGCATAGAGCCTTGCGGTAACTGTCTCCTCGTTGTCAATCGAGGAGTGGTGCATTAGAGGTCAATCCCGTCGTCGTCCTCTGGCTTCACATCAGGCCCAGGATCAAGCTCAATGGTCTTTGCTTCCTTTTTGCCGGTAGATGCGCCCTCTTGCTCCACTTTCCCCGACAACGACTTCTCAATCGATTCAGCGCCGTGCTTCGTTTGACGTCCTTCTTCTGGTGGACCAACGATCGTTGAATCAACGTCGATGAACCGTTCCGCCTCATCTTGGTCATATATACCGTGAAATCCGAAGGCTGTTCGATATCCCTGGATCAGTGCCTTGTGACGCAGCATACGCTTCGTGTGGCTCTCCCACGGACCAGTCGGACGGAAACATTCATCGATGAATTCACGTATCGTTACAGGATGCTCACGGTCCTTGCGGTAGACGACAGCTTCAACCCACTCTGGACATTCCTTCGCTTTCTCAGATGGCTTGACCATGGTGTCAGAATATCGTAGTTCAACGCCATCAAATTGAGGATGCTCTTGAGCGATCCGGTTCCAGCCATCGATTCCGACAACTGGCACAACTCCACCGTGTTTGTCAGGGAATGCGAATATCTCTTTCGTAAACGGATTGAGATTGTACTGGTCGGCCACAACGAGGAGAGCCATAACCTGCTCTTCTGTTTTTGCCTCCTTGAACACCGTCTTGCACAGCGTCTCGTAGATCTTAATCGGGTCAACGGAATACTTTGCCCCGAACTTCATCAGCAACGATGCCTTTGGAGCTTCAACAACATCAGTTCCGGTCTGCTTCTCAGTCATACTCAGCCTCCTACTTCGTCCGCCAGATTCGAATGCCGCCTTCAACCTTCCGTGTTACGTGCGCCTCGCCGTACCGAGTCCGATGTGACGCAGAAGCACCTTGCTTCTCTCCGTCAGGGATGAAGAATGAATCTCCGACCTCCATGTCGTTCCACGGATACTTCTTCGTTGTTGCTGGGATTTCGATGCCTTTCTCAATTTCGTAGTTCATTTTGCTTCCTCCTCACGCTTACACGGAATAAGTTCCTGCAACACTTCCGCGACAGATACCTCTCCAACCGGCTTCCAGAACTTATTCCCAAAGGCATTCATCAGTCTAATCCAATTACCAGATGGAGATGCTTCAAGAACACGATATTCTTGAACATCATTCTGTCTCGAATATCTCAACCCGGATACCAGCAGCAAGCATCGCTGTCCTACTAGCTCAGTAACTTTCATGACTTCAACTCCTTGATCTTCTGTACCACAACTTCGTGAGATGATTTCCCACGCTTCGCTACTTCACGATCCTCTAGCTTGCCCATCAATTCCTTGACAGCCGCACCCTTCTTCCCTCGACCGTAGACTTCAACCTCTCCGGTTCCGTTGCAGGCTTCGCACGCTACATCAGAGTTAGGATCTGCCAAACTGTTCCCGTTCCCTGTCCCACCACACGCTTCACAATCCTTCGTCGCTCCCTTCACAGCAGCTTCAAGTTTCGTCTTGCTGATCGACAGCGCAGGAGATATTTGCTCTGCCGTGACGTACTCCATGAACGTCGGCCATCCAGCAGCAGCATCAATCTTCAACGCCCCTCTCTTCTCTTTGAGTGCGAGTTCGAATCCAGGTTGATCAGCCAACGGCCTTGCTCCACCCTCTGACAGCAATACCTTGAGAGCATCCACGTATCCCTTGTCGATCTTCCTGAACGCCTTGCAGACCGTCAGGCGCCGTTGTAGCTCGTCAGGTGCAAGCAACGTCCCTGTGTCGTCATGTAGCAGCATGTCAGTATCGATGTTGCCCATGATGTCAACGTAGTTTCTCAGTTGCGTCTTTCGACCTTCGCATGTGAACGTCCGAGGACAGTACAGGCAGTGATCGCCAGTGACGTAGGTTCGACCATCCCAGAACAGCGTTCGCTTAACGAGTACCTTCATCCAGTCTCTTATCTGTTCTCGCGTATACGTTCGCACTGTCCTGGATCCATGTCTCAGCCACACGAGGATGACAGTCACCTTGTTCACGGACTTGTCATTCATCATAAGTGCAGCGGCGTTCATCCGCATCTGTTCGGCGTAGTACGGCTCGTCTTCTTTGCGATTCGACTTCCAATCACCGATCAGCCAATGACCTTCGATATTCGTTTGCCCATTGAAGTCGAGGATCGCAGTTACGGTGATCTTCTTCCGCTCGTCCGTCCTCGGGTTCTTCGGGTGCATCTCAATCGAGAAACGCTGTTCAAGGTCAACAGTGCTGAAGTACGACTTCAGTGGTTCACGGTCGTCGTAGTTGCCACCGTTCCACTCGTTGATGACAGCCCATAGAAGTCCAGGCACGTCGGCAAGCAGAGCAGGATCGATTACTCCTGCGTCTTCAAGTTGCTTGCTCATATCAGGAGGCTCTGTCAATCGATCTCCAACGATCAACTCTGCAGCAGTGTGAATGACCGTCCCAAGGCTCGCCGGCTGCCCGAACGATCTGACAATCGTTGTCGCCTCAGAAGGGCTGACGTAGCTTGCTGGACATGCAACGAGGAGTGGCGTGCTGCTTGCTCCAAAGTGCATCTCGTCTTCGGCAATCACGGCAACAGCATCGCTACCTTTCTTGCGCTTGACCTTGACCTCTGGCTCGACGATTGCAATCTCCTTAGCTTCCTTCTTCGCCTTCCGAGCAACCTTCCCCTTCGCAATGTCCAGTTCGCCAAGATCGAGTTGCTCCTCAATCTTGAACCACGGCTGTCTGATCAGATTGTCTACGATGTGGATACATGGCTTCGACGGGCCTTCAGCCCTCTTCGACTGTGACCATCCTCTGCATGAACACTGGCCTTGCGGCCCTTCGGTGTTGTCATACAGGACTGTACACCGATACTCTTTCTTCGCCTGTGTCCTCGACGGGTAAATGCCGACAGATAGTACAGAATCAACCTTAGTTTCCCACTTTGGGGCCTTGTCACCAACGAACGGATTATCTTCAATGCGTCTGATGATGCCAGCCATCTCCGCTGGGACGAATCTAAGATTCTTCATTAGCCCTCCATTCTCTGATCTTGGCAAGCACCTCTACTACCATCACTTCAAGAGATGAGTAGTCTTCCTGGTCGAACTGCTCACAGCGGCTTCTCTTATTCAAGATTGAAACGGCGACTTGTGCTTCTGCAGGAAGAGAGTCTATATGTTTCCACCGCTCGACACGCATGTTGACAGCAATGTTGTCCCCCGCTGCATCAGCCAGCTTCTTGAAGAGCCCCTCGACTTCTCGCGTCATGAATCTAGCCATGGGTGCCTCCTTCATACTGACTCATTGCAGAGACAAGCCGCATGACTGTCAATGATGTTCGGTATCCAGAGACAGCCATGTCATGTAGCCATGCCGGATTACCATGCCCTCGATTACCAGAATACTTGGCATCCTCAGATGGTTTGTCTCCCTGTCTGCACACAGGATCTCTGCGACGAATGCTCAACGGGGATCGATACCCTGTCTTCTCTTCTCCATCCACGAACTGCACAAGGACATTCTTCTGCCCCCAGTACAGAGCTCGCGCTCTAACCCACTGCTTCTTAGATGGCACCCACAGGATTGACATGCCGTGATCTCGCTCAAGCCGATAGAGGGCCAGTTCATCACGTCCGTCTTTGAATCGAATGGTGAGTTGCAGTTTCATTTCTTTGTAGCGTTTGACGATCGCTGCTTTCATGTTGCTGAACATTTTCATCCTCCTGTTGATCCTTGGCGGCTGGGTGCCCAGCTCTCTGTCTTTCACGCCACGCTTTGCACTCCTCACGTCTGAAGAGAGTGACGTGCGCCCGGTATTGGTCATGTACCGTCCCCCGGATGGGCCGTCATAGCGGTAGAACAGCCGCCTTGGATCATTAGCACCTTATGTGACTGTCACGGCGAGCCAAGCAATACCGTATGGCTGGCAACCGCTCCATGTACATCACGAACCTCGTAAGTGAATGTCACAGCCCCAGTAACAGGGCTGCACGCCGCAGGACTTATCGGCATCAGAGGGTAGTCTTGCGTCCATCCAACCCACAACTCGACCACAGACACTTGCTCTGAAATGCCATTAGGATTCGTCTCAGTGTCGAACGTAACCCACTGGCCGTTCACCTTTCTGTCTGTGTCCTTCTCGAACACCGACCACTCGCAAGTGAATCGGTATTCCAACAAGTCGCCGTCGCGGTCAATCGCCCCGGTTACGCTTGTCGGATGTCCGCTTGCGTCACAACCCTGCGTCCTATACCGAACGTCCAATGTCACTGGCGAGCGCGTAGTCTGCGAGGTAGCCACCACAAACGGCGGATAAGCAATGGGAGTTTGATTGACAACGACCGGCGGAGGCGCAGGCGGCTTCTCGTCATTGCATCCGATGATTAGTGCCGTCCCTGATAAGAGGATGGCGAACAACGCGATCAATACAACAGTCTTCTTCGTGTAGAGTTTCATGAGCACCCCGGATACACCATAGTCGGGATCGACCATGATTCAGTAGTCGTTGCTCCCATCTCATCCTCGAATGTCGCCGTAATGATCGTCATTCCAGCAGAAATAAACTCCTTAGTCCATTGAAGGCCACATGTCCCAGCGCCAGGATAGCCACGTACTCCTTGATCTGGCGGAGAGTATGGGAGCCCTGTGCCGGAAATAACTGTCCCGATCAATGCCCAATACTTTGCTCTAGTTGGGAGTGCGCTTGCCTCATGCGCCAAGATACATTTATATCCCTTTCCGCCATATTGGACTGTATCTCCGTAAACATAGTCAGTGGTGTCTTTCCACTCATCGAAATCGTTGATATTGACATCAATGTCTCCGTCCCAAATCGAGAAGAACATGAAGGCATTTTCAAGCGTTCCATTCCCGTCCTTAACATGGTAGACATCTGGCTTCGGAGGGTGCATCCCTGTGTATGGAGGGCAGAACACCGTGTTCTCAGATTGCTGCCCTGTGTGGAAGACAGTCGCATTGATCAGCGTTACATCCCCGCCTTGTGGATCGTGAGCATCAGGGAATGTCACAATGTATCGAGACCGTGGATGAATTGTCCATAGGTTTGTAATCGCATTGAGTACAGGGCGCCCGATGGAAGGTCCGCCATTCTCAAGGCCTATCGTCTTGGTGACTTCCTGTGGAATGTCGCTACCAATCCACGTTACCTTCACATCGCATGGCAGAGAGTAGATCGTGACTGTCAGTACGTTCTGAGGCTGTGTGTACGTTCTCCCCTCAACCTCGAACGTGTACGTGCCATTGAGTACGCCACCCGCAGTGAGCGTTGCTTCAAATGGAGGATAGCCGGATTCTGGGACATCTAAGGTTAGTATCCCATCGGTCCCTGTAAACAGCGTACACCCCGTAAGGAGCGTCACCGCAAAGATCACTATCATAGTTACTGCTCGTTTCAGTTTCATGTTCATCCCTCCTTAGAGGAGCAGCGGGCAGGCGGTAGGCCCGCACCTGATACGCCTACCCACTACGTTGCTTTTTCAGACCGTGTTGGTTTCGTTACAGGCTACAGGTGTACCTCAAATCCTACCTCGCCCCAAACAACAGGCATTCGTGTTGCCGGTGGACGTGCAAAGAAGTTCTGCACAATCCCGATCTCAATAAAGATTTTAAGCTCCGGGTTGTAGCACGGGCCAGCTTCTTTGCACGGATTGGGAAGGACAAGGAACTCAGCCCGAGCACCAGCATCCCAATTAGCAAAAGTCGTCATGGCTGGTGTAAGAACTGTATCCGCGTAGATCTCCAGTTCGAGAGCGTCTACATCATATTCGTATAACAGCCCAAAGCCATACGTCGACTGAAGCAAGAATGGCGTTCCCGCAGGTGGGTTTATACCGAACAGATCATCCACGTTAAACTGAATTGTGAATGCTGAAGTTTGAAGTACATTACCAAACGTATAGCCAACATACGAGTCTGTCATGCCAGCGAATGTCTGCGCGATGCCAAGATATGCACCTGTGTCAGACACGCTGGCAACTGCCACTGCGCTGAAAACCATCAATAGTGCTACTGTTAGAACTAATGCTCGTTTCATCTTGTTTAATCTCCTCTTCTGCTGATTGTTGTTACTAGGGTGTTTTCTTCTTGTCCCAGAACGCCTTGAACTCGGCAAATCGATATTCATTGGCTGTCCATTTGAAAACCATCTTGGATAATGCGTCCACTACCACAGTCGGCAGGAAGACAATGACCATATCCAAGATCCAATGAATCAGAATCGCTAAAAGCACCCCCGCCTGCGCGTAAAGCGTTGCGAGGAACTTCATTAGCGCGTTTCTTTCCATTAAGAGATTCACCTCCTCGTGTATCTCGTGTCTATGAGTTTCTATGCAGCCCTCACAGGTGATGCAGCATACCAGATATCTCGTTACGTTTCAAGTGCGTTCAGAATCATACCAGTTCGATCTTTGCAAGTCTGTTCCTGCCTACTAGCGCAGCCAGTTAGCGTTGTGTCTATCTGTGGCATAATCTGTGAGATTGCGATGGTCTGCTGCGCTTCATTCGCTGCAAGCTGCGCCGTTGCTACGCCCATTGCAACCAGTTGCTCTGAATGTCTTGCAAGAACACGGTTCGAATCTTCTGCCCTGACATCTACCTTTGTGAGCGTAGTGTTGACCTCTCTCAAGGTAGAATCAAGCCTAACAAGCGTACCGTTCAAGGGGTTTGTACGTTGCAATGCAGTTGCTGCTCGCTTGTTGACCAGCGAGGTGATTACTCCCCCCAGCGTTGTTATCACCGTCATTAAGCCAGCAATGATCCACAACAATGTGGTTGTGCTCATGCTGCCTGCTCCGTCTATTACCGCCTGTGGTATACCATCCATTTCGCCAACTCCCGTCTCCCTTATCCGCCCGATTAAACCGGCTCGACCCAAGCGTCTCCAATGTTCACATCTAGATCGTCATACGGTATCCATTCGTCACCGATGTTCACAAGAATCTCTACTGGATCAACCCACGCATCTCCCTTGTTCACTTTTGGGAATGACGGGGTTTGAGGAGCAGAGTAGTCAATGTCTAGGTATGGTACGTTCGTGCCGTCAGCAGAATGGAAGCTCACGATTTGAGAAGAGTAAGCGACCATCTCAGCTACGTCGTATACCATGATGCAGAGTTTCGTTAGTCCTTCCGTGTTTACCGCGCTGATTGGCAATGAGACTGTTTTCCACGCATTTATTATTGCTACCGTCCCGGTTCCCATTGCAGATGCAGCAATCGTTGCAATCTGGGTGTACTCGGTTTTGTCGAAGTCGCCTACAGCAAGCGCAGGAGAGCCTCCAGATTCAGATGGATAATCGCCATCAGAGTCCTGTAAGACTTGAAGCCCATTCCATGCGAAAACTCCAGAATTTGGGCTATAATACGCATAGACCATATAGAGCTTCAGATCGACGCTCGTTACCGTAGCTCCAGACAACGCAGATGTATCGAAATACAGATAGGCGCGAGTCGTATAGCTTTCACAATAAGCACCAAGCGCGTGATCCCAAGAAGATAATTCAATAAGTTCTGCTCCTGTAGCTACTGAATCTGCTGAAGTTGCGTCAACTGTGCCTGCCGTACATGGCGAACCAAGTTTCAAAGTAGATTTGTACAGCGTTCCGTCTCCGGTTTCGTCATCAATGTCAGTCTGCGCAGTCGTGCCAGTTCGGAAGATGTCTAAGTCGCCATACACTGTGCCGTCTTCAGAAGTCGTGGCGTAGGCACGAATGAAATAGGTAGACTCAGCGGTAAGACCTGTAAGGTCTGAGGTGTACGCGCCTTCTGCTGGAGATGATTTCGCACCTTTATCAGTGTAGTTATCGGCAGTTGTCGGATCAGCTGGAATACCAGGATCCCCTCCGAGCTTGTAGACGAAGCCATACGCTGTTAAGTCGTGTGCAGCGTCCTCAACGACCGTTCCATTTGCTGTCGCTGTAGTAGTCGCCGCGTCTTCAGTTGCCTGAGTAGTTACAGAGAAGATGGTAGAGTCTGCGGTCGTCGTGAATTGGACTGCACTGCCAACTGATGTCCCGGCCACAGTCGTAGCATACGCCCTGTAGTAGTACGAGGTCTCCGCATCGCATCCAGTTATTGCTGCTGTGAATGCACCTGTTCCTCCAGCAACTGCTGCCGCCGAATTGTCTGCGCTCGCCAGGTCAACAGGATCAGTACCATCGTCGTTCCAGATGACACCACGGACTGTAACGGTATCGCTTCCGGCATCTGTGACGTTACCATTCCCTGTGGCCCCTCCTGGCAAGAGGCTTGTTGCTGCCCCAGTTGTCACTGTGCATGGAGTAGAATACGTGATGTTCATCTTCGGACGATAACTCCCGCCCTTCTCTTGCGAGTAGAAGTAAGCGAGCATGTTGATGTTCGGAATTGTGTATCCAACATCCAGCGACGACATCACAACGAACTTCGACGTCCCTTCATCATTGATCCATCCACTCCTTCCAGCAGAAGTGAACGTGAACGTCTTATATCCTGATTGCCCGGAGGATACAGATGGCGACGAAGCCCCGCCTCCAATATAGAATTCTCGATCAAAGTCTCCGTCAACAAGAGGATCATGCGGGTACGTTCCATCGTTGTCTTTCATCTTCATAAGAATGACGGAAAAGCCAGATGGAATGATTGTCACTGTCCCAGTGAGATAGAGAGAGAGCGTTGCGATAAGAATCGTTGCGCCATCAGGGATGCTAGATGTGTCAAAGTATAGATACGATCTGTAGAATCGGTACTTGTCATTTGCGAGATTTGGATACGACAAGCCGACACGCAATGTGTCTACTGCGTCAGCCTTGTAATACGCATCTTCAGCATCTCTTGCGATGCTGAAATGGGCATCTGTTCTAGCGTACATGTATCCATCACTAGAAGTCCCGATTATCTCTACTGCGGTACTCATGCGGGCACCTGCACAGCAAACGTACCACGTGGAGTCGTACTTGCAGTTGGAATATTACCAGCCGTGTAGAAGAGGACGTTGACGACGCTCGGGGTCGTGCTTTCGCCATGGTCTCCGACGACTACTGTGCTTGTGAAGAGACCTGTCCCTGTGACGTGCAGAGCTTGCGATGGATTGTCAATGGCCGATGATCCAACGACCAACTTGTTGTCGACAGTTACTTGGGCATGTACAAAGAATGGATTCGTAGCGTGAGTAACCCCTGAAGTTGTCGGGATAAAAGCAATCAGCGTAGGAGTAGCGTCGTACAGCGTGATATCAGTGCTGCTGAAATTGGCACGAGTATTGTTAGAGGCGTCTACTGCCTTTAGGTCAGCAGTAGCGATTGTAATCCGTTCCACAGATGTAGCGGCAGAGGCATAAATCGCCGTAACTATTAGAGCCGCTGGAGATGGAGTCCACTGCAAATTGCCAGCAACTCCACCGAGATAGAACTTCCCATCCTTCTGTACAGAGAATGGAGCGTCTGCATATACAGCATCTCCAATTACTAGACGATAATCAGCGTCAGCTGCGTCTATGATGACAATATCATCACCCGTGCCAGCTATGATCTTCGTGTTCCCAGAGTCGAGCGTTAGATCGCCGCCAGTTAAGGTCGTCGCTGCGAGTGTCCATCCGCCAACTGTTCCTGCTTTTGCTGTAATCAAGCCGGCTGCGTCGACTGCGAATGAAGGATCATCTGATCCCCCGAGCTTGATCGTCCCTGCATCGAGATCAAAGTACGATCCAGCCGTGGTAGTCCAGTTCGTAGACTCAAGCACTCCAGCACGAATGAAGTCAGCAAGCACCATCGGGGAGTACATTGTCAGGTACAGCATCCCTGCATCAGTCGTAGCCACTAGGATGTCTTCAAACGTTAAAGTCGGCTTCGTATCCGATGTCTGGAATGTTGTAGTGCTGCTGTGGTCCCACCAAATGTACGTCTTGTTAGTGTTGCCGTCCGTTATCGCATACTTGTTATCCTTCCAGTAGAGAGTTACGTTCGACCATGCAACATCATCAGTAGTCGGAGAGTCCTCTGTCCACACAGAATCCTTCCCAAGCCGGTGAGCCCAGAGACCATCGTACTCAGGCTCTGTTCCCGCATTCGCTGTAGCTGATTTCTCATTCGAGAGTACAGACCAATGATCGTGAGTATCTTGGACGCGGATAGCAGCGTAGTGGGCAACAACATCTCCTGGACCCCATTGGATAGTTACGCCGGGAGGGAAGTCAACATACGAGTCGCCAGTATCGACACCGGAACTCGTGCTGTGGTGCATACGAATCTTAACGATCTCAGACTGCGCTAGGGCGTTGCCACCAGTGTCTGTAGTCGGCAGGGTGATACTTAGTACCAGAATGCCAGCCGTCTGGTCTGGAGCGGCCATAGAATCGATCACAGGGGCACTAGGAACGAGAGTCTTCTCTGGTACTTCTCCAAACGTAGCCTGAGTCCATCCCGAGTGGTGTGTGACAATCCCAACTCCTTCACCGAGCGGTAATCCTTGAGTCGCTACTGCAGATGACATTCGCACTCCTCCTTATGAAGCGGCCTAGAATCCGCCTGGAACCGTCACGTTCTCGTACATCACGTTCATATTCGAGAAGTCTAGCCCACTCTTAGAGAACACGATGTCAACTTCGTAGTCCACTCCAGAAAGAGCATCTGTGTCTGTGAAGAATGCCCAGATACCGTTAGCGTCAGTATCAAACGGATTAGCCTTGGCCTCTGTCCCAGCCTTGTTTGCCTTTAGAGTGATCGCTGTCGTTGTGCCAGGCTGATAGACATTTACGGAAACTCCGCCTACCGCTCCTTCAGCATCAGTAACAATCCTACCAAATACTTTCCTGTAGTCAGCCATTGTCTTCTCCTATCCTACGTCGATACTCCGATGAATGATTTCACATCTGCGATTGCTACCCCGTTGACTGTCTTGATGTCAGCGATTGGTACGCCCATGACTGTCTTGATGCTGGTTGCGCTACCTGCCGTATAATCCACCTCGACGTAGACTTGGGTGCACCGACTTGCCTCAGGGACTATTGAGGCTTTCCTCATAGAGATACCAATTTGCAGCTTGTCTATTTCATCCCAAGTCCAAGCAGCGGAGGTGGCAGGATTCGTGGCCCATGATTCTGAGCGGAGAACATAGCTAGTGGTAATAGTCAATTCGCTGCCTTCATCGGCTGTGTCTGGCGCACCTGTTCCAGTACCAGACTTGATGACGATTTTTACGCTGGCTTGCGCTGGTGCGCCAGTACATCTCACGTCAGCATAAACTTTGATGGAACTTATCGTTCCGCTTCCTACCGAATCTGGTATATTGTAAAAGTCGCGGGCATAGGTTCCACCTACATCTTGCAGATAAGTAGTATCGTCATCCGCGACTGCTTCATCCACCTTATCCCAGTGCGCTGTTGAGTCAGGATATTGATCGGCAATGGCTGTCTCATCACCCGCCGCATTCGGCCTAAGCGTCTCGGTCGCCATTTAGATTCCACCTCCTCCACAATCGATCCTACGCTGGCAAGAACTCCTGCGATCGCCCTTCAACGTATGCCATCAG